TCAGCGCTCGGCTTCGTAAGCCGCGGTGCCTGAGCCGACGGCGATCCATCCATCCGGCGAGTGCGCGGTGTCGCAGATCGATACTTCCACCGTCTGGCCTTCCTTGGGCTCGGCAGGCAGGATTGCCGCAGTACGTCGGAGGTCGTTTGAGGACGGCGCGAACGTGCTTTCCGAGCAGTGGAACGCCCATATTCCGTGCTTGCCGGAGCTTCCTATCTGGCGGTCCAGCTTCAGCGTCCACTTCCCCACCAGTCGAATCACAAGCATCGCCCTGCCCTCGTAGGAAAAGGCCGTAGTCTACTCCTAATTCTGACAGGCCTGGTTCGCAGCCAGGAGCTGCGCCTCGTAACCAATCCGCTGCCGCCGCTCGGCCAGCAGCGCACGGACCTTGGTCTGTAGGTCGTCGCTCTTCTTCAGCCCAGCCGCTGCCCAGGCCGGCACCTCGACCGCGGGCGCTCGGCACGGCACCGCAACAGGCACTTCTACGCGCACCGTGCGCGGCTCAGGCTCGACCTGGCCGGCGCATCCCGCCAGCGCGCCCATCACCAGCATCAGCACTATCCTCATAGACCCAACTCCTGATCAATGACCGCCTCGGCGGCCGCACACTGCTCGCCGGCGGTTCGTTCACGTAGCAGGCGCTGGGCGGAGGCATACTGCTCCGCGGCCTGCTGCCGTCCCCGATCCACAGCCTGCGCGGCATCCCGGGCGCGCTGCTCGTCGGCCAGGCGGAGCGCGGCAACCTGCCGGACCTGCTCCGCCACTGCGGACTCCAACTCTCCCCGGGAGGCACGGCAGGCGACCAGATCCGACCGTGCGGCATCCAACTGCGGCCGGTAGTGCCGCGCTCCGATCCAGACACCGCCGGCGGTGCCGAGGCCGACCAGCACCAGGCAGGCCAGCGCGATCGAAATCACGCGGGCGGAGATCACGACAGCACCCTCTTCGCCCGCTCCCACAGCGCCAGGCGCTCCGCCTGGCCGTTCGTGCCGCCGTTGATGCGCCGAGTGATGGCGGCGAACTCGCCGCGGTCGGCCAGCTCGTTGAGGCCGTGCGTCGACCACCACCAGGCCGCCGAGATCGCCGCCCACTCCGGTTGCTCGAGAAGCTCGGGTTCCTGCTCCAGCGGCTGGCCCAGCCCGTCGCCGGCGGCGCGGTAGTTCGCCCGGCCGGTGATCTGTAGCAGCCCGCGCCCGCGGTAGCACCAGCCATCGCCGGACGCCTCGTCGCCATTGCCGTTGCGCGAGGCGTAGGCGTTGTTGGCGATGGCTCGGGGGTTGCGCGCCAGGCGCTGCGCCAGGGTGTTGGGCTGGCCGTCGGCGCCGAGGTACCGGCTCGGCCAGGTCGCAGCCAGGCCGCGGGCGCTGTAGTTGAGGTTCTCCACCAGGTGGGTCAACTGGCCGCTTTCGTGGCCGACCTGGGCAAGGAACGCCGCCGCGCGCACCGGCGACGTGATGCCGAAGCGAGTCATCCCGCGGTTCAGCGCACCAACAAAAACGCCGGCTCGAGGGCCGGCGTTCGGGAGGACATGCAGCAACTGCTGCTCAGTGATAGGCATGTGGCTCTCCAAGCATAAAAAAGCCCGCACTTGGCGGGCTTTTAATCATGAAACTGTCAGGCTGCTGCGCTCTCCGGAGCCCTTCGCCTTCTTCCAATCCTGTGTATGAATTTCACGTTCATCAGCGGAATTTCTAGATATTTACGACTAGCAAAGCCCACAAGCATGCAAACGCAAAACGCGATCCATCGCCACGCTTCCATGGACCCTCCTACTCTGTAGGCGACAAAACCAACCCACGGAAGTACGATCCAGTGGACAATATAGATTGAATATGAAGCATCACCGATAGACACTAGCCATTTAGGAAACTTAAGACCATTGCTCTCCATTGAAACCAGAGTAGCTATTAGAGACGAACATCCTACAGCAGTAAGAACAACATTTTCAGTAGGACTGATATTTATAACTTTGTACATTGAGCAGATGGCAAGAGGTACAGATACTAGAGCAACTGGAGCCAAAAACTTAACCGCCAACCCTCGAGACCAATAAGCAACTATCCCAAAAGCAAAGTAAAGTTGAGCATAAGAAAACAGATGGTAGTCCCACCCTTTATAGAAAATCCCACACACCCACAACCCTATCAACACTAAAAATAGGCCTGGGAGCCTGGCAAACGGAACAATAAGCGCCGCGAGTACATAGAAAATAATTTCATGCTCAAGGGACCAGCCTGGATTTACTAGAGGGAATCCAGACTGAGGAAATATTAGATAGCTTTTTAGCACACCAATAAGACCTAGTCTGTCCATATCTGCTCGCCAGAAGCGACTTGTGTACCAAAAAACCAGAGCCAACGTGGTAACTATCCAGTAGATAGGCACTATGCGCCAGATGCGCTTAACCATAAAACTAACTGGCTCAAAGCTGTTGCGCGACACCACGTGAGCGATGATGAAGCCAGAAATACAAAAGAACAGACTGACGCCGACCATCCCATGCGAACTGACGAATGGGATATGCCACAGGTCCTTTGCCCACCACACAGCGATGCGAGCATGAAGCAGGAGCACCAAGACTGCTGCGATACCCCTAAGCGCCTGAATAGCTTGAAAATTCACATCCACCCCTTCCGTGTCCGTTTGGCAGGGGCGGATTATAGGCATACCCAGACCTGACCGGCCAGCCTGTCGAAGTAAGATGATCGCCGTCTCAGTCAATCACCTCGACAAGCCCGTTCTCAATCAACGGCCTAGATATCTCCTTGAGCTTCTTAAAAGGCTCTCCAATTTTATCAGCAATTTCCAACAGCGTATGATCACCATCACAATATGATATAAGCCCCATCATCGACCGAACCTGTGACACTGTATCCTTTGTGCTTATTGTCGGATACAGTCCTCTCTTACCAAGTTGCGGCTCACATGGAACAGTAACTCTCAGCCTAACATCACCCTCAATTATCTCCAGCGCGTCATGTAACGCATTGAAGCCTCCCTGTAGACCAGATGGTGTAACAAGACTCAAATCATCCAGAGATGTGTGATATTCGGGATATTCCCCATACTTGCTACGCATAATAGTAGCTATGGGAAGATCGACACCAGGGGAGCAGTACTGTCTCTCATCACTTCCACGGTCCATCCATGTATATTTCTTAAATGACGGATCAATATTCTTTAATGAATGGATAGCCGCCCTATCTGAAACAGTATCCCCATTTCTAGAAGGAAGATACGAGTAACACCTGTCATCACCTATACATGTAACATTGAATCCAGCGAACACACGAGACTTAAGAATATCAAGATATTTACTAAGATAAACGATAGAGCCTATAGTTTCCGGTATAAATACTATCCTATACGTATACTTCAAATCATCGCGACCAAGCAGCCACTTTGCAAGAGCAGTTGTTACAACAGGACCGGAAAGTTCATTATTTGCCATAGATGGGTGGCAAACATACGTAGAAATAAAAATTTCCTTTTCTAGCTCGCCGGGGATTATCAACTCTCCATAATTTAGGACGCCTGGCGACAGATCGCTATCAATTACAACACGATACTTACAGTCACGAAGGGAGTCTCTTTGATTCTGCGTAATACAAAAGCCCCATCGCCTTTTATAGTATGACGTAATATAAGGTATGGCTTCAGGCTGATCTGGAAGTGAGTACAAGTGAGACTGTAGCTCATCAAAATCCACGACCATATCAACTGGCTCAGAGTATCCAAGAACGTGGAGATTGCTATCTTTAAAGCTGATTACCCTTTTGCCGAACTCGTCTTCCACATATGCATCACGTATTACCCATTCATCTGGAACGGTCCAATCAAATGCCTTAGTTCCAGATTCAACTGATTTTACCTCAAGCCCTGGCAGTTCTTCACTTAATATGCGAAGAGTCTCCCTAACTCCGGGACCTGTAATGCTTCTGCATATAGGGAAAAGCTTATTTGCTAAAGCGTGGCAGTAAACTCCTGCGGTTTCAGTGTTGAATTTCAAAGAGAACCCCCTCTGCTCGTCCTTGATCGATAATATCCGAAACCTCATCATACATAGCATCGCAACGTATGACTCGCATGCCATGCCCCTCTTTAGGCCTAAGACCAGAATACAAGCCTTTCTCCCAAAGAATCTCTCCCATAGGATCTACCGCCGTCCTTACACCTCGCTCTATGTCCCTAACGAAAAGGCCGAACGTCTTTTCACTCGAAACACCTTCCTTATCAATGTATTTCCCTGTAAATTTTTTATGATAGCGATACGGAACACTTTTAGACTCTTCCACATAGTGATAGAAGGTCATACTGTTCTGATCAGGAAGGTCAATTACAGCTATTTTTGCTTTCAGTTCGTGAAGAATAGCAAAAGGCGAATCAGAGCCATATCCGCTAAAATTCTCAACTCCAGAAAACAAGGATGAATTATTACCTATTGCAGCAAATGAGTAGATAGGGTGTCCGGTCCTAACCGCTCCTGGCCAGACTCTAGCTGACTCAGTAATTGCGCCCATCGCACTCTTAGACTCTCGAATGTCGAATGGAACCCCATGAGTAAACTCAAAATTAAAAAGAGGGAAAACCACAGTTCCGCTATCCCCGACAGCATCCAGTAGGCTTTGCACGATAATGCTAGGGTCTGGACGCTCCCCCATGGATGCGATCCGACGCAGAGTTCGCGATACGCTGCTGTGAACCAGAACAGTATCGCCAGCCCGCAGTCCGGCGCTTTGCCAGTCTCGGGCTAGCGCGCTCCTTGCCTCACTCATAGCTGATGCTCCATCTACAAAATCAGGTGACTATTGCGCATCGATGCATGGTAGTCAACCAAGGAGCGGCCAGGCTATTACTGGTACAGGGAGAACCAAATCGACGCCGGATCGGCCAATGTACCAGCCTGATTGTACGTTTTCAGGTCGAAATCAGTGGTGCTGATTGGTGAGAACTCGCAGAACATCGGCCCTCCCCCGCTAGGCCTGGCTGTAGGCAGAACGGTATAGTTTCCATCCAGCATCGCGGCTGCAAGAACAAACCTGAATACACCAGCCGACGTCCGGGTGACGGTAAACGTTCTCCCCGTTGCCTTCGTAATCGAGGCTACGCCGCCAGATACCGAGATTCGAGAGTGTGCAAGCGCTTCACCAGGAGAAATAGCAGAAGGATACATATAGGCACATAGAGCCTGATCCCTGAATGTCTCTCCAGTTTTTCTGTTAATAAGGCTTATAAGGCCGGTGGCTGTCGCGCTTTTATTAAAGATACCGTGAGCGCTAACACTCCCCTGGAACGATGTAGATATGTCAACAAGCCCTCCTGTTCCGACCGTCAAGTTTCCGGTTATCCCTGCCAGAACGTTAGTTCTTGTATTTACGGAATCATTCTGAGATAAGCTGATGCCGGCCGAAACGTTTTCAAAATGAACCCCCTGGGCAACCAAATGGTCCTTCGACATCAAAATGCCTTGGGCCAACTTAAAGCTAGCCCCACCAGTAATAGTTGCATGCCTGACAAGAATCAGGGCACCTCCGGCATTACACAAGACCCCTCGCTTTTCTCCAGAAACAGGAGCTGAATCTGATCCATATATCTCTACATCAGATATCTCAAAAAGTGCAGGCCCACCATTTCCTGTTGAATAGTTCACTCCCAGAGAAACAAAATCCCTCACAACGACATTAAACAGACCACTGTGCTCATGCGCCCCATCCGTGCGGACCATGGCTCTGTCAAGGCCTTTATACACATTACCGCCAGAAACAGTAAGATTCTCCAGCCTAACCCCGAAAACCCAATGCCCATTGGGGTTTAGCGGGTGATTAGGGCCAGTTGGCCCCAGGGTAATGCAATCCCCAACTGCCGATCCTTGGAATTGAAGGATTGTTGCACCAGTCCCTTCTCCGCGCAGAGTCGTTCTATCACGAACATTGAAGTAGGAAAGGAATTGATAATTGCCGCGAGGAAAGTAAACGACACCACCAAAACCACCCAGGCGCACACCTTCAACATAATCAAGAAGCGGCTGAATTGCCGCATCGTTAGCGCCGTTAGTGGTGTGGTTATTTCTAAGGCCCCACTGCAAAACGTTGAACTCGCGGCCATGCTCCGGAACAAGAACCCAGCAACCAAGGGCAGATGGTTCGGTTTCTCCGGTCTTTGCGATGTACGCTGCGAACGAAGACTCCTGCCCATCCCAGGGCACTGTCGGGCTGATGACGTTTCCCGCGTTGTGTTCGGACCGAGGGCGCGCCGGGTCCCATACGTAAGTGCCTCCACCGACCGGACCATCGGCATAGACAGACCAACCACCCCAGTATGCGGCGGTCTGCACCAGATCTCCGGCATAGCGCCCAATCAGGCCAATCAGGCCAGTCAGGTCGCTGAGGTGCCGGGATGCGCGCGCAACCAGAGCTGCGCCAGCGGTCGGGTCAAGCGGGTCAGCCAGTTGCTGACGCAGCGAGCGGTCTACCTGGGTGACAAGTAAATTCTGATCGGTCGCCCAGTTACCTGTCAGCTCAACCGGGAACAATGCCGGGCGCTTGACGCTGTAGATGTTGTCCCCGCGCTGGATCAGTTGGGTCGGACGGTCTACGGTCAGCGGTGAGCCGTCGACGTACTCCAGAACGCCTGGCTCGAATCCTTGAGATGCTAGGTAGTCATTTACCTGCTGCTCGACACCGAACCAAGTCTTGCGAGATACCCCGAAGCGGTCAACCCACGAAACGCTTTCGCGATCATTCATCGCATAGTCGAAATTCTTGGCGTTTTTGTACAAGACGCGAGGGTCTTTCGAGCCGAGCGGGAAACCGCTGGTATCGTAGTCCATGCTTTTCTCCAAGCATAAGAAAGCCCGCTCTATGGCGGGCTCTGGATTTGTGTGTGCGATCAGTTGGGGGCGCTGGCGTTGTCGTAGGTGTAGACGCGCTCGTCGTAGTTCACGGCCTGAACAGAAGCTCCTGAAAATCCATCAGGGTCGATTGAGCTGATTAGTGCAGGATACGCATAACGAGTTGCTGTTCCGAAAAGCAGATGCGGCGGCTCAATGTCCCAGGATGTATCAGGAGTGAAATCGAGAGATGTAACTGTTAGGTGATATTCGTCGAATCGACTAGCACTATAAGGCCCAGAAAGCGTTCCATCAGGACGGCGAATAGCTACAACATAAGGACCAGTTGCGGACCAGTCAAAAGGCTCGCTTGATTTAATCAGCCAGTTTGACCCCGTGTTTATAGCGCCAAGCATTAGAGCGCTTTGTCCGAATCCTGGCACATCGTCAGCAAGAGCAACATAGTCCCAGTATTCGCTGTTCAGTGCATCAAGCTCTGTGGAGAATGTGTAGTTCGTCCGTCGATATTTCTGAGCGAGACGGCGTCGCATTCCATACCTATACGCCCTATCTCTGTCAGTAATCCCAGGCGCCTTGATCTTTTCAACCTTACGTCCAACGTCTTCTGGAAGTCTGCAAGGAACGGTATCTTCAATCCATCCATTTGAGTTTGTGAACTCAACATCAATTCCATCAAAGTCGTCTTCAGATGGTGCATTTTTCCCGATTTTTAGCGCCTGGGTAATGTTCTGTGGCGTATACATATGGCCGTAAAGCGTCCTCGGCTCGTCCCTAGCAGCGCTGATAATTCCTCTCTTAATCGTCAGTTCAGAGAATCCAGCAGCCAGTGCCTCTTGAAGAATCTGCTTTACAGTTATGCTTGAGCTATCGTAAATCATGTCGAACGTGTCGCCGCGGGCTTTCCAGATGGCGTCCAACCGGTCAAGCTCTTCAAGGTCAAGATCGGCATCGGTGTAGCCGCGTTCTTTCGCGATGTAACAGATGAACGGAACAATGTCCCGCGTTGCTATCTCGGGTGTCCATGCGCCGTCCTGCCGAGTCGGTAGCATGCGAGTAGCTTCCACCGAAACGCGGCTTTCAGTCTGCGCTGCGATACGGTCAGACGACCGATAACGAACAGCCATCGTCGTGACGCCGGCGTAGGACGATGGAGCCTGGAGGCGTGCCCGCATCCCGTACCACTGGGTGCGGTCTCGGTACTCGGATGTTGAGTTGCCGCCCTGGTTGACGAACACTTTTCTGATGCGAAACTCAGGTCGCATCATGTATGGGAGAGAGATACCGTCCGTGAATCCTTGCTGATCGAGCGAGCTTCCCGCATGGCTCTTGCTGACCGTCGTCCATGCGCCGCCGATGGCCATGTCTCGCCACTGGATGTCGTAATAGGTGCGGATCTGATAGATCTGCCCTTCCCTGCCTACACCGCAAAGCCCTTCCGGGCAAAATACGTCGATCTCGACGAAGTTGGTCTTCTCCGACACAGGGCACGCCGGGAAAGGACCGCGCCAGCCCCCTTCTAGGCTGGTCGGATCGATGGTGACTCGGGACGTAGACGAGTTGAGAGCGGTGAATCCTGGCCAGTCAACATCCACACCGCCCGCACTGGTCAGCCGCTCGACGGTGAGTTGCTGCGCGCTGTACGCCGTGATCCGATAGCGCAGCCCACGCGGGCCGATTGCTGCATTTCCGGAGCCGGTCTGCAACGCATTGGCCGGCGAACCGTTGCTGTAGTTGAGCGTCATCGACGTTGAGGTGATGTCGTTCACCATGTAGAGGCCGCCGTTGGTGCCGACAACCTCGATCTCATCGCCAACATCCAGCCCGAGCTGAGCGATATCCCCCGTCACTACGTCGCGATTCGTCCCGCCGCCATCGTTCACCGAATAGGGGTACATCGCCTCAACACGCAGAATGGTCCCCGCCACCCAATCGGAGGGAAACGACCCCGCGCCGGCAGAAATGATGATGCTCGTTCCGGAGAACGTGAACGTAGTTGCCGAGGGGTTCGGCGTGAGATTGGAACTCTCGGTCAGATCTAGACCGGCGTTACCCGTTGAACTCGCACCCACTTCTTCGACGAGATGCCACCAAACTGATGCTGGGTGCCCACTGACGTTCTGCCCTGGTTCGAAAATCTGGAACGAGGCATCAGCGCCCAGCGCCAGGAACGACGTGTCACCGATCTTCGCTGCACCTTCGGCGATCTGGAACCGGCCACGCCCAATACACAGCAGCATTTCGGTCCACTGCTCACGCGGACCGGCGAAATACTTCCGGGGCGGCAGGATGTAGTCTGGATAAATCAGACGACGGCCAGCGACTTCACGGATCGCATCACCGAGTTTTACCTTGTTCCCGCGCGCGCTGGTTTCAGAGAGCGACGCGCCCTGCCCTGGGTTCGCCGGCATCCCAGGCAATTGAGGCATGAGCATCCGAAAAACGGATTGCGCCCCCTTGAAAAGAGCCGCCGTGATCGTGAACGGATCAGTCCCGCGCGGCTCCGGATAGATGCGAACAACATCGCCTCGCTCGATGATTCGAGCGCCCCATTCAGAGGGATGGATCAGTTCCTCATGAGCGCGCTTCTGCGAATCACTCAAGTCTTCGCATCGATCAACCTCAGCAGGAATAATCCCAATGCTGATGGGCGGGTGCTCTTGATCCGAGTAGTTCTTTACGTTTTCGACCAGCCATGCACGAATGGTCGTTGAACGGGCGAGCGGATGCCGTTCCAGAGGCTCGCCGTCAAGCCTGCTCGGATAGATTTCGATCACGATAGAAGATCACCTTGGTGTATTGATCGGTGAAAGTGCGCAACGGCGTTAGCGATACGCCACTGCCTGGGTTCGTTTCCAGAACTCTCTGACGCCCATCGACATCGACAACCAGGCCAACATGCACGCATGCCTTCCCACGAAATGCTGCTGCAATTGCTCCAGGGGATGGCCGACATTCCTCTAGTGCTCGCTCCACTTCCGCACGGTAAGAACGCTGGAAGTCGAGAATCGACTTACGCGTAACCGCACCGAAGTCACTGAGCATGGGAAGGCCGAAAAGCTCAGACCTAGCGATGATCGTTAGGCCCCAACAGTCAACACGCGGCAGAACTCTTCCACCTTCCTCGTAGATGGCAGAGAGGTATCTGTTTGGCATTGGATTAAGGCCAGTACTTGAGTCCAGGGAAATTCAGTACGTCATAGATCAAACGGTTCGCGGCAGTGTTGATCAGATCGTAATAGCCTGATTCAACCTGAACGGTCACGCCTTCGAAATCTGCGCCCTTAACACGCATGCGATAGGGGCGCTCAGCCGGCGCTGATAGATCAGTGTCGAGATAGATTCGCAGAACCAATGTAATGGTCTGGCCAGCATCAATCGCCTCATTGATACGCTGCTGAGCAATACCCATCACGTTGTCGATTGCGAAGCCTACAGACTGATTCCCACTGTTATCCCGCTTAGGGATCGACACATCGATACCAGAGGCGAGGAAAGTTAAGGTGCGCCCATCCTCGGTAACACAGGTCTGATCATCGAATCCCTGGCAGACTAGGATAGGCGCAACCCAGATAGGGCATGTCAACTCGACTGTTGCAATCGCGCACTCTTTCCCGCCTGACGCATAAAACCTTTCTAGGATCGTCATGCTTCAGGCCATTCCCGGTTCATAGCAATATCGAAGATGTCTGGATGCAGAATGAATTCCGGGAGGATCGTCCAGCCCGGGTCAATAATCGGTCGTTCACGCAACTCTAGAGTCGCAGTGAAGTCCCAAAGGGAAAGGCTTCCGCTAACCAGGTCAGGACCATCGTAGATATCTGTGAATCGCGCAACGTATGTCCGCAGACCATTCGGAGTTTCTGGCGTCTTAAGGGGGCACTCAAACCACTGCGAGCCATCAACCAAATGGTCACGAAACCAAGCCTCAAAGAGCATCGCCTCGGTATCAGTAAGGCGCCAACGGACCGATGCCATCGTCGGCACACTCGTAAACCTGCGCCGCTGCCTAGCTCTCCCACTCTGAAGCTCAGTACGAGCCAGCGGGCTTACTGGATTGAACCCATAGCCCTCCCGCTGAGGCGGGCAGATATTGGGGTACTGCTTCATGTTCCGCACCTGCGCATGCCGAACGAACTACCGATAGCCTTAGATGTACGGCCATCGCCGAATAGGTCGGCCACAACAACGTCGATGATGTATTGGTCGTCCTGGCGGCGAGTATTAACCTGCCCTGCCCGACTACGATCCTCGATCAGGTTGATGGTCGGCGCACCACCGCCACTCTGATTTGAGCGAACGTCATCAAGCGTCTTGTCGAGTTTCGCACTCGTCTCTGCGGTCGTTACCCGCTCCCCCTTTTGGAGCAGCCAGGTGCCGGTCTCCGGAACAGCATCAATACCGTCGTGGGCCATGCCAGATAGGTTTACGTTCTTCACTGCTGCAACCTGGGCAAGCTGGGCAGTAACAGCTGCAGCGGCAGCCGCAATCCCCAGTGCGGGTCCAATAACAGGGATACCCGCCATGGCCGAGTAAGCATCTGATGCGGTCTTTGGAACGTTAATCAATGTCTTTGCGATTGCGAATGACTTTTCTGCAACGAACGCCGCTTTGTACAGGCCGGACTGCTCACCAAAGAACGTTTTCGCCAAACCGCTTAGATTTCCAAAGAATTGTTCGTTTGCGCTAAGCGTAATCTGCTGGCGAGATTGCTCAATCGCAGCCATAGCATCTTCGTGCTCTTGCTTTAACTTTAGCTCCTGCTCATCCCAAGAGGCGTTCAATTCTGCCCGCTTCTCTCTGTTCTCGTTCAGGATTTCAAGTTGCTGCTCATACCAGGCCTCAAGATCCTCCTGAGCCTTGTCAAGCTTATCAAGTTCGCCTTGAGGCCCTGCAACAACAGCATCAATACCTGAAAAAGTAGGAGCCTTTGTGGTAGAAGAAGATACGATCCGTTCTGCGGTCCGGCGATAGTCATCATCAGATATCCCGGCCTGACGAGCTTTGTCCAGTATCTCGAAGCGCTGGCGGGTTAAATCCAACTGCTTTTCAGCATCTGTACGCAATGACTCATTGAGCCGCTTGTAGTCATCCAGAGTTTTCTGGATTTCCTTCCGCGTATTCAGCTCATCTTCCAGCGCGGCATTCCGCTTAAGCTGCGCGGTGATCAGGTCAGCATTCGCAAGAAGCGCTTTCTGATCAGCCGAGAGACTGCCGCGAGATTTCAGATCAGCAAGTTGTTGCTCCCACTTCACCAAAGCCTGGGCTTGTGTGCCGAGCTTCTCGGTTGCTTCAAGCTGAGCCTGCATCGAAGCATATTGCTGACGCAGACTATCAAGCATGCGCTGGCCAGCATCTAAGGAACCAGAACGAGAAGAAGGCTTCTCTTCATAGCTCTTTCTAATCTGAGCAATTCGGTCTTCTATTTCAATCTCGTTGAGACCCGCCTTCCGGCCAAGTTCGCGAGCAGCGGAGATTTCCTTCTCCATCTTTACCCGGCTGGATAGGTACTTCTCATTCTCCTTTTCCCATTCTCTCGAAGCATCAATTCGATCCTGATTGGATTTTGTTATCTTGGCTTGCTCTTCAGCTTGTTTTTCTGCCGCATCCCTTTGTTTAACTAGAGAATCCAATTGTTGCTGAAGTGACTCAGTAGAGTTTTCACCAAACCCAAAGGCACTAGACACCGCTCCTAGAACCCCTCCCTCTTGGCGGGCTCGAAGAATCCTCTGAATCTGTTCAATCTGCTGATTCTGGTTTGGGAATATTTCTGAACGTACTGCTGCGTATGAGTTTGTTATAGCCGTCTTGATGTCGATCCAATCACGCTCAATATCAGAGAGAGATTCCCGGTACTGCTTCAGACGCTCTTGTGCATTTCTGTTTAGCTCTTCTCCAAGTACGTCTAAAGCTCTTTGACTATTGCCTTGCTCGTCAATCGACTTGATTACTTGGTACTGTTCATAGGTCAAAAGCCCATACTGCTCACTAATTTTTGCAGCAGCATCAGTAGCACTATCTCCCATCGCTGATAGGGACTTTGCTACATCATCAACTTCTTTCCCAGTGAATTGAGCTATCGCAATGGTGGCTTCTGTCAGGCTCTGAAGCTGGCTTGCAGCAACCTTTCCGCTGGAAGCCAACGCGATGGCAGCTTTATTCGCGCTTGACAGAGAGCCCGTTACCGCCGATGCCTGCTCTGCGATCTGAGAAAGGCCAGATCCGCTCACACCTGCCGCGTTATTACCTGCGAAAATTGCCTTGTTGAAGGCCGCAGCCTCTCGTTCTGCATCAATGAAGGATATCCCGAGTACGCCAACAGAAGCGGCAAGCCCAGTTATGGGGTTGACCAAACCAGCAATATACCCACCTAATGCTCGCGCGGCAGGAACTACGCCACCAAACATATCTTTGAGCTGACCGCCTTGTTGGAGCAGAACAGTTAGAGGCTGCTGACCAGACGCAAGACTCACAGCTATATCGGTAAATTGAGCAGGAACACCACGTAAAGCAGCCTGGTACTGACGGGCGCTCATTGCCCCCGATGCCATTTCTCTGTTTCCACGCTGGACTGCATCTAACTGGTCATTGAGAATCCTGTTAAGTCTCTCAAACTCTCCAGCAGGAATAATTCCAGATCTGAAATGTCGCTCAAGCTCAGTCTGTTCCTGTACAAGCCTGTTAATAGCCCCGGCCACCGGATCAATACGGCCAACCAGACGCTCAGCAGCTTGCTCTTGTCGCTGGAACGCGCGAGTAGTACTGGCGATTCGGCGCTCGGCTGCATCCATACCACGCTCAAAGCCGCCTGTGTTGGCTATCAAGTCGACCGTCAGCGTACCAAGGGAATCAGTAGCCATTACTACTCCAGGAAATTAGACATAAACTGTTCAGTTAATGCGAGCCATGTTCAAAATAGCAGCAAACTGTTCGATTGTTGCTTCTGACTCTTCGTCTTCCACTGACCCATATCCAGGTAGGAAGTCAGAGGGTGACATTTTCCCTCCATGAACTGCCTGAATTACCCAGCAGACCTGAGCTAGCATTGATTCAATCCGCCTAGAATGACTGATTGGACCATGCGCTCTTACGTATGAGGCCCATTGCTGGGCCTCTCTGTAGCTCATGCGAGATTTTGCTTCAGAAACCGTTCTCCCCCCGATGCCTGCCAAGACAAGTTCATGCCAGAAGACATCGGAGGGAGTTAGTTTTTTACTTCGTCTTCCGTGTACCCATTTGCATCACTTACAGCCTTTAGCAAAGAGAAGAAGAGGCTTGCGCAAAGCTTCCCGTCGCCAGTCTCTGGATCTCCAGTGATCTGCCTTTCCTCTGTGAACACTGGATCCCCTTTCTTGTCGACGATGGAAACCATAAGTCGCGAAACAAGTACGTCACTTCCCTGCTTTTGAAGCTCAAATTCTCTAAGCGCCTGATCATAAGACGCGAGCCGCACATAAACTTTTGCCTTATGAGTCTCACCTCCAACATAGAAGGAAATTTCCTTCTCCACCGGAGCGCCAATCACCGCTCCGGTGGACTTGATCATGTCTAGGCTGAAGTCAGTCATTTATTTTCCTTAGCTTGTGGATTTCGGGATAAGCACCGGCTCTCCAGATACTTGAATGCCAATGCTAGAAGTAACGACAGCGTTCTGTGCAAACTCGAAACTGAAGCTATTCATGTAGCCTTCAAAAAGCAGCCAGGAACGGTCTGCCGGAACGTCAAAATCATATTCACCGGAACTATCAAGTACGGCGGTAGGAGCAGATGTTCCATCAGACCAGCCAACCGCCCAATCAAGGCTCACGCCAGCATTCTTCAGTTCGAGAAGCCGAATATGAACAGGGTCTTGAGGGTTCGTATTTATGCTGAAGGTGGCGGTGCCAGGGGTCGCCAAACCAGCAACATAGCTACGCGCGGTCTCATTTAGGCAGGTTGTCTCAATCTGATCAATTGAGGTATCGATTCCGGAAAGCGACGTGATACATCCTGCATTCATTACGACATGCGTATCAGGGTCAATAAAGTAAAGGTCAGTGCCCTGGGCTTTGACCACATTATTCTTTGCCATCGATAAATCTCCAGTACTGGATATGTCCGCTTCACAGCGGTCTGGCGGCTGCCTCCCGGCAGTCGTTTCCCTTGCGCAGGAAAAGAAAAGCCCCGGCATGGGCCAGGGCTCGGAATATGGTGCGCCCTGTCGCAACGTCTCCCGACGTGGCTAGGGGCGGCTTTGGAGGCGCGTCTCTCGACGAGGCCTAGGAGCGAGGCTCGATCCAGTTCACATCGAAACTGGATCGGTAATTCTGGGTTTCTGGATCGCGGAATTCGCCGTTATAGCTGACCACATGGCAGTCGAGTTCAATGGCATGCTCGATGGCATCCGCTGCGGACCGAGCAGACGACGCAGTGTTCGCATACACATCTATCTGAATGCGATACCGGGTGCCCCCGGGCCTGCAATTGAGATGGTTGTAGGGGACGCCGCCTGAGACCAGTTGCCAAACGGCATAAGGCTTCTGCACGCCCTGTGTCGCCTGACCGAACGGGAAAAACCGAACAGGCGATGTCCCGAGAAGAGATGTTACTCCAGGATCGGCAGCTACCGTGGCGAAGATTTGTGGATACATCAGTACTCACCCAGTTTAATCAATTGGTATCTAGCTGAGCTAATAAACTCACGAAAAATTGCATCTCGGTTCTGCTCAAGCGCTGGACGGATAAAAGGATGCGGCGCTGATCGCTCAGTTCCAAGCTCTACCCACCACCAATAGAAGGTATTTCCGCCACCCTGTCCGCGCCGCCTACGACGAACGCCTACAGATACATAAGCGGCGCCTAGTTCCTGCCCTAGCCTTTTCCTTTCAACAAGAGCAATGTTTGCGGGAATGTAGTTTGGAGTTGATGGATCATCTACCCTATCCGCTCTGTCCTTTGCATCATTCAGAACGATTTCCATTGCATCCTTAGCTGCTGGCACTGCCACTTGCCGGCGAACCTCTGTGGAAAGCCTGCGGAAGCGCTCTACGATGTCGTCGGCACCGCGCAGCTTGTACTCCACATAGTCGCTAGCCATGGAATCTCCGGAACGCAAAGCTGGTGATACCCTCTCGACCGAGTTCTGACTCTCGCTCGTTGATCTCGACGCAGCCGAAGCCGTGACGCGCAAACCAGGCAATCAAGCCGTTCTGCGTCCAGTAGTACAGGTGCTCACCGGGCTTGTAGTGCTTGCTACGCAGGCAATCATACTGGCTCATGTATACCGGCATGGAGACGAAAACCCACTCACCGACCTGATCGAGCAGCTTCTCCGGCTCCGGGATGTGCTCCAGGCTATCCCAGCAGGTGATGGCCTCGGCATGGTGCTTGTAGGGGTCGTAGAAGCGCTCCTTCGAGCGCAACCACGCCACCGCCTCAGGATTAACGTCGAAGCCCATGCCCTGTGACTCAAGAACGAACCGGCCGCCACCGATGCCGATATCAACAGGGGGAACGCCCGTGTGACGGCTCACCATCTCGACGCGGGCACGGGTCAGCGCCTCGCCCATCGGGGTTGCATCCAGCGCCTGGTACTTCTCGAAATATGAGCCGCTGTAGTCCATGGGCGGGCGCGGGTGGAAACCCATTCCAAGCTCTTCAGACCAGAGCAGGCAGTCGGTCAGTCCATTCGGCAAACTTGCGGTCATAGTCAATGATTCTCTTGTCGCAGTTATGTTCTTTGAGCGTGCAGCGGCAGAACCTGTCGGGAACCGCGAAGGTAATGTGGGACAGGTCCATGCACGGGTCAGTGATCATTTCTGGCGCGTTGAAACCGCCCTGTCCGCCGCAGATGATCCAGGCCGGAACCTTCGCGGCGATAGCGGCTGGCACGATCCAGCCAATGCCGCCGATGACTGCATCTGCGTGCTGTAGCAGAGACAGCAATTGCGTTACGCGAAGCTCGCCCTTGTGGAAGCGCATATCAGCAGGAGGCAGTTCGCCAACGGCCCATTCCTTACCATCTTCGAGATCGGCCACAGAAACCACTTTCCAGCCCCTACGGCGAATTTCTGCCGACGCGCTGGCGATGTACTCCGGAAGAGGGTTTCGCGTATCTGCACGCCATTCAGCACGAACTGTCGCTGGCCTTACCAGGACATAGCGACCTTCTACTGGCGGCGAACCGAAGTCTGGTAGATCGAACTCCTTCGGATTCACACGGAAGCATTTCCGCATGCCCTGGACTATTGGCTCACGGTGATAGGCGATACGCAGCATTCCACCCGAAGCCGGAGCGTGCCATTGGCTGTGCCGACCGATGTTTTTGGCCTGCGTCCTGAGCTGCGTATCAGGTCGAACGCACTTTACGTCGAGATCGCTATATAGCTCAGGCCACGGGGTTTCTAGATACGCGCCTGGGTAGTTCTTGACGAAGGCACGCTGAAAGATTCCATCCCCCAGACCCATCATTCCGCGAATGAACAAAGCGCTTCCTCAAGGCTTATCCGTTCGAAACAGCTCAGCGCAGTGCTTCGCGAGCAGTTCACGACCTCGATGCCAGCCGTTTTAGCCTCTGCTAAGACCTGGCCGAACTGTCGATGCCACTGGCCTACCTTCTTCGAGTCAGGATTTTTTGTCTTGCTGTGCTCGCCGTGCCAATGCGTTCCGTGCTCAAGCGAACAGTCGTAGCCGAGCAGTAGAACCCGCTTAGCCCCCTGCCATATAGCGAACTGGATAGCGCGCATGCCGCTGTTGTACTCGCCATAGACGACGTGATGATTCACGCCTAAGCGCTGTACAGCCTGTCGAGTGCAACTCCAGCGTTCTGCCGGGATGTCGATCTCGGCACCGTAGGCATCCCACCAGCAAGAGTCGCCGGCATAGATCACGTCGCAGAACCTTGCCAGCTTCCAACTTGAGTTAACGGCTATCGTTGGCAGGCCAGACACTTGAACAGCAGAACAATCCTCAGCGGTCAAAGAAGGGCCGCTGGCGATGCACGCTACCGTGCAGCCAGTCCATCTCTTGTCGCTCATTAGCCTTCGTTGACGCCTTCGGAACAGGGGGCAGTGAGGTACTCATTTCCGCGCACTGGATCAGGAAGCCAGCCAGACGGGTTATAGATATGGCCCTTGTGCAGGATACGCATCGTCGGCAGCATGCCATCCCGATACCGAATCACGATTCGGGCGCTGATGTTCGACTGGATCGCCTGCGCAGCGATGTACTCTCGAACGCTCAAAGGTGCGATCTCTGCCGGCACTTGGGACCAGGTTGTCACCCAACTGTCGATCATCTCGCCTGTCTGCGGGTCTTGCTCTTGGACTTTGGATTGAATGTCCACGCGATGGCGGAGACGGCCTGCTTTCAAGCTCATGTCTGATACCTACGCAAGAGCCGGATCACGTAGCGGGTAGAGCAGCGCCGTGACAGGCTTCGGCAAGTAGCCTTGCTCAAAAGCCCCATCCGGGTTCTCATCTCGGTCCTTGTAGAAGAAACCGATCAACAGCAGAACTGCCTGCTGGACCTCAAGCCGAACTTCTTTGGACCCGCTACTATCACGGGCATATACAGGATCGCCATTGCTATCCAGAACCGGATCATCGTTGCTGTCGCGTTCGACCTCGTAGGCTGATGCCGATTTCAGATAGTTCTTCACGGCGCCGGATGCGGCGGTGATGTAAGCCGAGATGAGGGTATCGTCCTCATCATGATCCATGCCAAGGTGGGTCTTGGCACGCTCCAGGGTGACGTACATCATTTGTCGTCATCCTCGTCCTTGCGAATCTTCACGCCTTTACGCGGGTCATGCTTCGACGCACTGTCACGCAGATCCTTACCGTCGCGACCTTTCTTCACCGCCAGGCGCCAGTCGCTGGAGCCGCCAGGAACGCCCTCAGGTGCGTCCTTCTGCGCGATCCAGTAGCATCCGCCATAGGTGGTGCCGTCGCCCTGCTCATAGGACTTCTCGGCGCTGAACACGCCGCGGTCGATGATCGCCCGCAGCCTGATCGACTTCTCGATCACGGTTTCGCCAGCCTGCAGCTTGACGGTGATGGTTCGGCCGTCTTCGCCAATGGCCATATCGAAAGAGTCAAGCGGCAGCGCATCTCGGCCATTCTCGCCATTCTTCGGAATAGGCATGCGGTCGGCGGCCTTTTCGAACGTATCGCGCGCCTGGCGCTCCCAGGATAGGGATAGGTCAGAGAAGCGGCGCTCAAAGGCGGCCGACACCTCTTCAATGCTCGGCGCCTTCGGCAGCTCCAGCGACTTGACCAGTCCGTCCAGGTGGGAACGCAGCGCATCCATATCGGCGTCTTTCCCCGGCTGCGGCTGCGGCAGATCGGCCACAGCCTTGCTGACCAGTTCGGCCAGAACCGGGCGCACATCATCAACAGTGACGGACTCGCCGTCCTTCGCAGGCGGAACCTCTGACATTGCCTTGGCCACCTCTTGCCGAATCAGCGGCGCCACGTCATCGACGGTAACGCTTTTCCCATCTGCCGGCGCCGGGATGGCCTTCACCAGTTCGGCCAGATACTCCTTGAGCGCATCCATGTTCGCATCGCGTCCTGGCTCGCCGTCCTTCGGCTCTGGGATCAGCGCGGCAGCCTGCTTGGCGATTGCTTCAAGGTCTGGACGCTCGTCCAGGGCTTTCTGAAGATCGGCGATGCGGTCGTCACGCGACTGCAACTGACTGGCGAACTCCTTGCGCAGCTCGTCGCGCACACCGGCCACGATTCCGGTCATGATCGGGGCCAAGGCCTTTGCCTGGGCCTCAAGCTCACGCAGTGAGGGCACTGGTCATCTCCTTTTGGAAAAAGGCAGCGAGAGCACGAGCCTGATCTTCGACTTCTTCGTCGGTTGGCTCCAGCTCTTCTTTCGGCGCCGGTGCAGTACTGGTCAGCACGTTCTGGCGCACCTGGTCGAGCGGGAAATCCTGCTGCTGCATGTACACGGTATTTCCGCCAACCAAAGGTGGCAGGTTGAACGACATCCGCGCATCGTTGATCGTCTCGATGCTGCCGTCGATGAGCGTCTTGTGGTAATCGGCCTTCTTGCCGGCGTCCATTCGCATCAGTACAGACTCGTCGAGATCGACTTTGTAGGGATAGGTGTTCAATCCTTCGCTGAGCAGGCATTCCATCGCCTGGATATCGGCCTGCAAAGCATCGTCGTAGTAGAGCTGGTTGATCGCGTCGACGCCAAGCCCGGCAGGAATGGAACCGAGCCCCACTTTGAACGGAGGAATACCGAAAGGCTGGCAAATCTGCTCGTCCGAGTAGCGGAGTTGCTCAACCATCTGGGAGTCGACAGACTTCGATGCCAGGGAAACGAATTGCAGCCCATCCCCTACAACTGCCACCTTCCCGGCATTAGTGCCAGTGAAGTTCTCGTTCCAGTACGCCCGTAGACGATCAGCAGTCCCGTCAGAGATAGCACCTGGCGCAGAGAGAATCCCAGAAGGCTGAGCATTGTTCGCAAAGAACTCTGACGACGAGCGCAGGATGCGCATGTTCTTGAGGGCAGGCCAGTAGGCTGCCGCAATCGGCGGAAGACCAATTAGCGGATGAAACGGGCAGATGCAACGGTCATGGATGATTTCTGTAGCAGGTACGATTAAGTCCGTCTCGCCATCCGGCAGAAGATTCAGATTGTCAGTGTAGAGTTGGTAAAACACCTCACCAGAATCGGACACCAAAGGCATCACGCGGCAAGGGTCGAGAATATATAATCCGATGACTACGCCACGCATATCGCGGCCTTTCAGGGCGTATGTGTTTCCCTGAGTCTTCTTCGAGAGCGACCAGTGCTCGCGGAACTGCTGGGCGGTCTGGTAGTGATTCGGTTTGCGGAGAACGGGGCTGAACGCCGGGCTCTCGATAACCTCCCAAATTCCATTCGAGTTTTTAGCCTTTAGGCTGAATGGCATCTTCCCAATGTCTGTAGCGATCCGCGAAACGCACGCGTAGAGGGTCGGATACTGGAGAAGCGTGTCGATCCGCTCTTCCTTGTTCCGCTGCCACGCACCAGTGAATGGCTCTCGAATCAGCGGCCACCAGCCGCGGGAAACAGGCACGTTCTGGAGTGCCTTTTCGCTACTCACGGCGGCGGCTTTTACGGTCGCGAAAATGCTCAGGCTGTTAGCCATTGATCACAGCCCTCTTGAGCAGATAGCAGGCGCAGAGCATGGCTATACCGGCGCCAATCAGCGCGGCACCTGGCCCTAGCAACACATTGACTCCCGCCACAATCGAAGCGGCGCCACCGATGAACAGGGCAACGATCCAGAGCACCGCACTCACAAGGAAAGCGAGCGCAGATCGGCATGCCGATCTCGCCTTTTGCAGCGCCTTTTTCATCACCGTGGCTTACTCCTGAACCTTTGGTTTGCGGCCGCGCTTCTTCGGCGCTTCTACCTCCGCATCGGGGGCAATGACGCGCTCACTCTTTTCCAGAAGGTAGGTGCCTTCCTTCGGAACCGACAGGACGCCGGGATAGACCAAGTCAACCTGCACCGCTGTCTCTGCTTCTGGAACCGGCTGGGACAATTCAGCACCAACAGCGTCCGGCCAGCGCGCACGATTCATCTTGACCAGGATGTTGGCGTACTTCACCGGCATGGATTTCAGCTTGCCGGTCTTCACATCAATGACTTGAACACTCATAGACCCTCCAGGGAGTCAGGGGCGCCGAAGCGCCCCGTTCTCACTTAGCCGCCCCAGTTCACACCGGTCAGGTAGGCCACGGCCGAAGTACGGCGACGAGCCCACGAGATCGCACGCTCGGCGCGGAACGCCACGAGGTTTCGCTGGAAAAGCGAGACCAGTACGGTGCTGGCAGTGGTCGGGTTGTCCGGAGCGTTGTCCATTTGCAGGGATGCCTCGGTGGACATCGACAGATCGATTCCGCCCTCGTCGCCCAGATAGATGTCGCTGGCGTTCACCAGGGCCACGATCGAACCGCTGGAATCGGTCGGCACGAACTCCGACACGATAACTGGCAGGCCGTTCAGGGAGCCACCGGTCATGGTGATGGTCGGGAATTCGGGCTGTCCCAGAGCGTTGACCATCAGGCTGAGCGACAGCGCCATGGTGGCGGTCATGATGAACACACCAGAGGTCGGCGCGTTGTTGGCGGCGATGAAGGCGCTGAACAGCGCTTTCAGGTCGGCGCGCACAGCGTCCGCGTCAGTGCCGCTGGAGGCGATGCCTACTACGCCGTTCAGGATCGAGGCCGGCGAAACACCTGCGACAGCGGCCTTGTCCGGGTCGATGAAGTCGATGTCCAGGCGCTGACGCAGGGCGGCAGCGAGCTGGTCGCGGATGATGCCATCGGCGGACGGACTGGAGTCACGGATGACTTCCATGGTGGCTACCGCGATGTTGGCGACCTTCAGCGGCTCTAGGGTGTTGCGCTCGAAGTCGAACTTGGTCAGCGGCTTGGCCTGACCCTCTCCAACCCAGTAGCCGTCACCGCCGGAGGTCTGGCCGATCAGCGGGACGCGGAACGGCACGCGGCGCAGGCTGGGGATGCCGTTGGTGCCGAAGCGGCCGAGGATTGTCTGCGGACGCAGGTACTCGACGAAATCGGCGAACACGCTTGTTTCATCACCGACCAGAGGGCCAGCCCAGGTTGCGTCGGAGGTGGTAGCAGCAGCGACGGCAGCCTTGGTCACCAGACGATGGGTTGCGGCGATGATTGCATCCTGGCCGTCGTACAGGGACTTTGCGATGCTGATGGCGTCGCGGTGTTGCAGATGGCCCAGGGCGAGGCACTTGGCGGCGCGAGCGAGGGCGATGCCGGGCTCTAGCTTCTGGGTGTTCTTGGCGCGGACCTGAACCTCTTTGAAGTCCAGAGCTTTCACGTTTGCCATGCGCTGAGCACCGGCCTCTTCAGTGACAGGTTTGGCATTGGCAGCCTGTGCCTTCTGCATTTGCTTCAGTCGACCGATGTGCTTGTCGATAGCGGCGATCTCGGCTTCGAGGGTGTCGAATTGCTCCGACTGATCGGCATCCAGGGTTTCACCGGCCTCGGCAGCCTTGGTCATGATGGCTTCCATCTCGGCAGCCTTGCTTACGCGAGTTGCTTCGAACTCGGCAATTTGTTCAGCGGTAGTCTTCATGTCGTTGCCCTCCTGGGGCTTCGGAATTTTGATGGTTTTGGTCTTGATTGCCGAAGCGCCGGCGGGAGTGATACGCACAACCGGAACAGACTTGATGCCAAGCGCGGCGCGCTGCTCGCGGTCGATGGATTTCACAGAAGTAATGGTTGCCTCTGCGTTTGCCGGAATGGTCACAGCAGAAAGCTCGAACCATTCCCAGGACAAGAAGCGCAGCCCCCAAGAACCGGGGATCTGCTCGAACTCTTTTGCGGAGAAGCCGATAGAAAGGCCGCGCACAAGGCCCGACTTGATCGATTGCCATGCTTCATCAAGCCGGTCTTTCAGCTTCCCAGGCTCTTCAACCTGCGTTAGCTGAACCGACACCTCGATACCCTTCTGAGTGACCTTTGCGTCAGTGACATGGCCAATCGGCTCGTCGTGGTTGTGCTGCCAGAGGAAAGGAATAGGAAGCTTGAACTGGGCGCCTTTCGGTTCAACCACGTCCTGCATCCGATCCGGCGATGGAGTGGAAGCAATACCAGTGATTACACGCTTCTCATCGTCCAGCGCTTTCACCTCAAGGGTGCTGTACGCTCGATTGGTCTTCATTGCGGGCTCTCCAGAAACGAGAAAGCCCGCTCTAGGCGGGCTCTATAGGTGCTGGGCGATCAGCCCAATACAAACATTTGGTATTTCTTCGTCGCTGCCGGCGGGTTCAGCGCCATCAGCGTGACGGCGTTAAACAACGCCATCAGCGGGTCGATCTTTGCGGAGCCGCTAGCCTGCTTGGTGATCAGGATCGAGTTAGCCCTAGGCTCGACTCGGGCATTACCGACGCACCAGGCCATAAGCGGCTGCGCGGCATGGGTCAGCTTCTTCTCCGCAAGTTTTCGCTCGGCAATGCTGATCGCCCCGCAGAGCTTCCAGCCCTGGCTGACACCGAACAGCTTGCTCTCTTCAATCTGCCGATTGAGCAGTGCTTCGAGCATTACCTTGTGGGTTTTCTCTGGGTCCATACCGACCGAGCCGAGCAAGCCTTCGTCATCGACCAGCTTGACCAGATCGGCGACCTCGGACACGTCACCCGGTAGCTCATCGATGATCCGCAGGTGACCCTGTTTCTCGAAGTCTCGGTACTTGGATTCTTCCGACTGTCGCCGCTCCAATGCCACCGGATGCGCCCAGGCTTTCGACCAGCTAAACCAGCGGTCACCACCTTTCTCACGGCCTATCAGCGTGACACCCAAAAGGTCATCTAGACCTCCGCCGTCGATGCCGACAGTGACCACCTCGCTCAACGAAAGCAGGCTCTCAAGTGTCAGACTGGAATCGCCCTGGGCTTCCCAGAATTCCGCGCCGGTCCAGCGGTCAGAGCGCAGATCAAGACCGATCTCTACGTTGCAGTGCTTGGCCAGGAAGTTACGGATGGCATGCTCACCCTCTTCTCGCGCTTCCTGATATTTCTGCTCTAGGACCTCTTGGTCGACCGATAGCCCCCAATTCGGGTTGGTGATGTGGGCGTTGGCAAGGTCGCGGTGCAATCCCTGAGCGATCATCGCCTTCGGGAACTCGTAGATGACTGGGAGGAATCTCTTGTCCTCTACCAGTCCATCTCGAACCTTGCGTGCATAATCCAGCTTCGCCTTGAACACACCGGCTGGAGGCTCGTCCGACTGCGTGGTGCAGTAGAAGACGAAACCTTCCGGTCGCGAGGCTAGTCCGCCGGTGGCCTCGGTCAGCATCTTCGCCGACTTGGCCTGTTTGCCGAACTCCCAGAGTTCGTCGATGAACACGCCAATGGCCTTCTTGCCGGTCACCGTGGCCGAGTCGGCCGCCACCACCTTCAAAGTCGCCTTGTTCAAACGGTCGGTGATAGTGCGGATGTGTTCCTGCTCGTGGAATCGCGCCTCCAGCTCATCGTCCGCCTTGATCATGTCGCGAATCGGCTTGTAGGCGTTGTCTGCCGCTTCCTTTGTCGGCGCCAGGATGATGAACTCACCCGATGGCCGCGCGTTGAGGATCAGCGCGGTGAGCATGATGCCAGCGGCAATTGTGCTCTTGCCGTTCTTCTTGCTCACCATCAGAAAATAGTTTGTGACCAGACGTCGCCCGGTCGACTCGTCGTAGGCGCCGAACAGCGCAGCTACCAGGTCAAGCACCCACGGCCGGCACGTCTCGCCCATTAGCGGGCTGCCAGTGGCGTCCACCATGCGCAGGTTGCAGAACACATCCAGCGCGTCATCCGCCTGATCCTGAAAGATCGGCTTGAGCGGAACAAGAGATTTACCCGCCTCGATCCGTGACTCCCAATCGGGGCAGGCGGTAGTCCATTGCATCAGTTAACCGCCTTCAAGTGCCCCTTACGCAAACCGAAGCGTGAGCTCTTTCCAGCCTCCTCGGCCTTCTCCTGGCGCTCTTCCTTCTTGCCTTTCTCGCCTGGCTTGGCAATGGTGAATCCCGCCAGGGCCTTGGCCGCGTCAAGGCGCAGCTTCGGATCGGCTTCAAGGTCGTTCATCATCTGGCGCATGAACTCCAGAGGGTCATCCGACCTAGCCGGGATGTATGGATCAGGATCTACTGACGTAGCGGCAACCTTCTTCTCTGCAACTTTTAACTGCCGCCCCATAGCGGCCTGAACATCAGGATCCTTCTCATAGCGCGATGCTGCCTGTGCAGCGGTTTTCTCTGGGCACCCAGCCTCGATGGCCGCAGCCTTCTTGCCCATCCCGGACAGCCGCGCGGCGGCATACCGGCGCTTCTGTTCGGTTAACGCCATGAGTTAACAACTCCTGTTAACGGGGAAATAATCTGCAAATGAGTTCGGGCGCGGTCTAGAAGGGGTCGGTCTGAAAATTTTTTACTACCCCCCCCTATCCTGCTTCAATATTATTGAGAATTATTCTTAAATATCCTGATTTTCAGGAAGATCGCATCTCTTCTTGGGTTTTCGCGGAGTGGCATGGCTTGCACAATGGCTGCCAGTTCGACTCGTCCCAGAACAGCGCCTGATCACCTCGATGGGCAATGATGTGGTCGACCTCAGTAGCCTCCACCACATCTCCCGCTTCGCTACAGGAGCGGCACAGTGGATGCTTAGCAAGGAACCGCGCCCTCGCCTGTTGCCATCTGTATCCGTACCCACGCTGAGTGGAGTTCTTTCCAGACCTCCAGCTATCAGGGCTGACCGTCTGTATTGCCCTTGCCTGCGCCATCTGGACGCGTGGCTTAAGGGTACTGAGCCGGCCTTTGCTCACAGCTTTGAGCCGTCCAGGTAACTCAGCATCGGTATTTCCGCATCGTCACTCTGAGCTAGAGCTTCGATCAACGCTGTGTTGCTCTCGATCAGTTGAGCCAGAAGAGCGTTGGTCTGCCTCATCTCCTGAAGCTGCTGCTCCAGTAATGACTCCACGCGCTCGCTCATATGCAACCCTCGTCCACTTAGCGATCCATTCACGGCGTCGCTGACATCCTGCGCATGCCATTGATGTATTCCTGGAGTGCCTTCAGCTGCTCTGTGTTGGCTGAGCATGCTGCGTAGTTGGAGATGAGTGTCTCGGCTACGCCTGATAAGCGAGCGTCAGCGGGAGCTTTCTGGAGAACCCTTGGCTGCTTCATCAGCAGAGCCGGAGGAGAGTCGGTCGATGGCGTCGTTGTGCAGGCGTACAAAGCCAGACACATCGCAACTAGCGTCAGCTTCGGGAGTGACATAGACCGGAATCTCTTTGACGATTGTCTTTGCGGCCTGCTCCACGTACTGGATGCGGTCGACGTACTGAGTAACTGTGCGGTCGTTTAGGATCAGCTTTGCTACAGCGTCGCTTGCGGCCTTCTGAGCCTGGTCGCGCTGCATCGATACCACGTCAAGGCGTAGCCACATGATGAGCAGCGCGGTGCATAGCACACCCACTGCAACGAGCAGCCACTTAGTCATCTTTCCCGTCGATGCGACGACCAACCTTGAACATAAACGTTGGCTCTTGGCCGAGCATGGAATTCACGATGTCCTCAATGTAGGAGAAGAGGTGAAAGACAAATTCAAAGGGCGCCCACTTGGGGAAAACCAGGGGGCAATCGCTGTCCACATCTCCCATCCACATGGGGATTCCGTAATAGCTGCCGTGGTGGGATGCGCCAATCTTTTGAGCCTCGGCCTTAGTGGTAAATCCAAGCATGATCAGCCCTCAGCAAGAAATCTTCCCCAGGACGAGCCCGGACACGTGGATCCAGAACAGAGCCGACCAGCCCAGGACCATCAAGACGTGCCAGATGACTCCACCGACTGACCGCTCATCAATAACGAGGTAGGCGTTACGTGCGATCACAGCGAGGATGAGGATCGCGCCGAGCCATTCCATCACGCACCTTTTAGGTACAGGTTCCGCTCGGCCAGGCGGCGACGCTCCAACCCTGGGAGCTTGCGTCCCTTGGCGTATACCCACTTCAGGAATTCAGCGCCAATCTTCCAAGCCTCGGCCTTCTCATTGATCAAGCGGAGCATGGTGGAACGGGAGAAGTTGCTGCCGCCAATGTTGAAGACGAGGCTCACCAGTGCGTCGAACTCGTTCTGCCGCATGTCTTGCCGGACGTACCGTTCAACGTCGTCCTCTGCATCGGCCAGATCAGCGATGAGAAGCGCATCAGCCTGGTCGCCAGTAATGCTCATCCCTTGTTTGGCTGTGCGCGTATGGCCGTAGCCAATGGTCCAAACGCCAACTGAGTCCTGGTAGGCGCTCAGGCGAAGACCCTCGAACTCTTTGATTAGATCGAGACCGGCCTTCGAGATGTTCATTTCCAGACTACCGCCTTAATCACGCTGGTGATGTCGTTGACCATCTTCATGAAGCTGCGGCCGCTCTTGCGGTACTCGGCATAGGCAAAGAAGCCACGGGTCATAACCCAGCCAGGCAGACCGCACACGAATACGAGCCCTAGCAGAGCGAATAGGCCGAACTCATCGTTAACCCACTCTTCCAGGCCTTTGGCCTTGATGATCCAGCCGCCGCCGCCAATCGAAAACATCAGCGTCACAATCAATGCACAGGCGAATTCCTTGATGGTCTTCGGCACTGTCATGCACATAACAACGATGGCAGCCAGGACGGCCACAACACCGAAAGCACCTAGCTTGTACAAGACTAGGCCTCCTGCCGCTGTGCTGGCTGGTTCTGTCATCTTCATGTCTCTGAGAGTCCTGCGGCCTCGCCGGCCTTGGGCACTGCGGAATAAAACGCCCGCGGGGCTGCGGGCAAAGGCGCCGCTGGGGTGCAGCGCTGATGGGGATCAGTACCAGGCGGCTTAAAGCTCAACCTGGCAGCCTCCGAAGAGGACTTTAATTGGGCAGTCACCGGATAAGCCGGCTCACTTGGGTCTTACTGCCATCAGTCCCTAAGAAGGGTGCATGCGGCCGGATCTGAACCCGGCATGAGAGCGTGGTTTTTACATGGGTACGTCGCTCTTCTACCCATCTCATCGCATCAGCTGCGCATTCGCATGCATAAACAAAAAGCCCAGCGCTAGGCTGGGCTCTGAATGTTCGAGTTGCCGGGCTTCCACCGGCTCCCACTTCACTTTAACGCCTGCGTGTCCAAGGCGATCCCGGCCGCGTAGTCGCAACCCGAAGGATTCTTATGCGGCATTACCGCAAGATGAATATATTCTGTTCGCTTGTTCGCTTACTGTCAAATAGTTTATGCGGCTATTCGAGAAATAAGCGAATCTTTATCCAACAAAGTGGTTACTTCGCGGAATGCCAAGTCAATCTGTTCCTCAAGCCACTTGTTTGTAAGGTGCTTCCAGCGACGTAGGGTCCCATCAGGAGTTCCATCGGTATCCCAGGTATGCACCTGATAAAACGAGTCAGGAAGCCCCCGGCGGGACGTCTTGGCGCCCTCCTTTACTCCTCGCTTCTGAGGGATCGCCCACGCGGTAACGCACTTAATGCGGAACAGATGGTGAGCCGGAGTAACCGCCTTTGGCACAAGCCAGCGGATAGCATCGACCACCTCTGAGTCATTGATGCTGTACTTTGCAACCAGCGCATACCATAGCGTCGGAGGCAACTCACGGTGGATCATCGCCCTTGTCATCGAGTCTTGGGTCAGTCGTTCCTGAGCGCTGAGCGGGCAAGGATTCGCCGCTACAGGCTCTTCCTGATATCCCGATTCATACTGCTTCTGCCAGAGGGCCTTATTCGTCCCGTCAATTGTCTCGATGCTCATGATTCGAGCAATTGCGTGTGCTGCGTCGCGATAGACAGTCATGCCGCTTCCCTCTCTCTTTTCCAACGCAGAAACTCGGCAGCCTCGGCCACGTCATGCAGGATTGTGATCATTCGCGGATCGTTGTCGGAGTATGCAGGGTTAACAACGGCCACCATTGCCGGGCTTATGTTCTGATCGCGGAACCCCTTCTCGCGGGCGTACCGGTCGAAGATCTTGTAGCTGCTGACTTGCATTGCGTGACAGATGCGCCCGCTCGGAGACTTGAGCGGCATGTAGCCTGTTACGTGTTTGTGGCCACAGACGCTGATGTGATCCCAGGTGCCCATTTGCACAGCCTTCATGACGCCGTGCGCCGGGTTCCACATTGAGTGGCCGGCGAAGTCATGGCGGGCGTTGATCACGATGGAATGCTTCCCGCTGTTCACAGACAGGCGACATTCGCTGGACTGATACAGCGCGTTCACGCTGCCAGTGATCCAGTCGAGCGGATCACCTGCGCCGCTCCATGCATCGTGGTTTCCGCCGATCAGGAACAGCCACTTGTGCTTCAGTTCCTTGATGAATCCCTCTGCGAGAATCCATGCCTCCTTGGCGGAAGTGGATTGCTCACCATAGAGCCGAGCTAGGCGCCCCACCCAGTTGTTAGTGGTATCGCCCACGTTGCATGCGTACATGCCTTCGGTGTCGTTGATGATCTGGATATCACGCTGTAGGGTCATCCAGTCAGTGCCGTCGTCGTCGACGTGTGGATCACCCATAAAGACCAGAGCATAAGGGCCCTCAATAGGGACTCTTACGTTGATCAGCTTGCGGCCTTCCTCGTGCTGCATTTTGCGCTGATAGCGGCGAATTCGATCCTGCACCAACTCCCTATAGGAGAGATCAGCACTCGGAGGCATCTCTACAATTGGAGTTTGAATCTCACGCATGACCCGCGCCTTGTGTGCCCACATGGTGCGCTCATGGATTCCGAGGTATGCAGCGGCCTGAGCCACGGTACGCCCGTTCAAAGCTTCCATCAGTTGCTCGTTGGAGTACTTGCCGGCCATCAGACGCTCTCCTGCTGGGATTCGAGTTCGATCAGAAGCTCTATGTAGTGCTTGGCTTTCTTCAGGTCTTCGATTCCATTCGCGAGCAATACAGAAGTCATTACTTCTGATCCAGGTCCTTCAACAAAAACCCGCAGGCTATCCGGTCCAAAACCTGACTTCCTACCGTATTTGATGTGGTACTCACGGTGGCAAGGCTCACAAAGGCTTACACCATTTTTCGGCTCATAGGCCATCTCAGGATGCTCCGCATAACCCAAGACATGATGCGATTGAGTCGCCTCAGTTCCGCATCTCAAGCATACAGGGCAGCGCGTGGATACTGAAGCTCGCCATTGCTTGTAGGCTGACCCTGCGCGCTTTCTGCGATGCGTCGTAGCAGGATCAGGCTTCTTGTACTTTGGATTATCCGATCCAGTTCTTCGCTTTAGGCAACCGCAGGACTTGGTATTGCCAGATCTAAGATTAAGACCTGTCGCAAACGTAATTTGCCCACAGCGGCATTCGCAGCGCCAAAGCGTTTTACCTGTGCCGTCCCTACCTGCCTTTTCGAGCACCGAAAGTCGTCCAAACTCTCTTCCGCTCAAATCAATCAGTTGAGACATCTTGGTACTCCATCTGAAGAATTAGCTGGCAGTAGTGAATTGCCTTCCTTATATCCTCCGCGCCGCCTTTGCTCCGATGGCGGGTGATGTACTTCACAACATTCCCCTCCATGTACGGGATGTTATTGGCATGGATGTATTGAACGGGCTGGATGGGCTGTTCTTTGTAGTGTGCGCCGCCCTCCTGCTTATTGAGTGCCGAAGGAATTTCAACCGCATCTCGCCGTTCGCAGTCTCGGCATCTTTCAAGAATCGTTTTCCCGTGGCTACAACGTGGAAGATCACTCATCACATGCCCTCCCGGACAAGCTGGAAAAAGTCCTCTGGCTCGATGGCAGCCCAGGATTTGCAAGGCAGCCATGAGTCACTGAGGTCTGCCAAATCGACGTAGACGGTCCAGCCGCGTCGGTCTACCTTCACGGCCAATGCCGGCTTCGACTTCGCACGCTGGGCCTGGTCAAGGGTCTGAGTCCACATGCCGAGCAGTTCTTTGCGCCCAGGGACACTGGCCCGTGCTTTGATCTCAAGCGCCCAGCCATCCAAGCCGCTCAGATCGTGTCCGCCGCTACGCGATTGTTCGAGGTTGCGCTCGACCTTGATGCCCAGGTGTTCGAAGCACAGCTTGGCGAAATCCAACTCTACGCGGGCGCCCTTTGCGCGGGAGTTGGTCATGCCCCGTCCTCCGGCTCAAACACGATGCAGTTGAAGTCGAGATCGATGATCGCGCTCATGAGGATGCCCTTCATCATCGACTCTGGCAGGCCGTGGTCCTGGCCAAACTTGATCGCGCCGAGCACAAGCTCATCGAACATCGCTTCGTCCCTAATCAGGGCCTCATATCGGTCCTCGCGCTTCTTCATCGGAACAACTTTGTCGTCGCTCATCCCCGCGCCCTCGCTTTGTGCTTGTTTGCCATAGCCGCTAGCCATTGCAGTTCGTGCGGCCTTATGGCCCATGACCATTTGCTTATCGGAGTCTTGATGAGCATTCGCCGCTCGGTTCCTACCAAATGGACATTCCCATCGCTGTACTGAAGCAGCATCCCAGGCTTAACGACATTGGGCGCCCCTTCGTTCCACTCGACGTTTGTGATCTTCATGCCGCGTCCTCCACGCCAATTAGCTGATGCACCAGCGCAACCAGCGCGGCCTCAGTACCAAAGCGCTCAATGAATCTCTGTTTGTCTTGGTGAATGCTCGGAACTGCCGGATGCATCGTTCCACGATGGTGAGCAGGACATAGTGGTATGCCCCGGCGATGCGCTGAGCGTTGGCCGATCCCCGCCCCGTCACGCGGGTGGTGAATCTCCGCAGGCGTTCCAGGCGTGCCTTGGATGTAGCAAGCGATGCAGCCCAATGCCGAAGCGCTAGAGAGGTATTGCTTGTCGGCCTTGTTCACGCCTCCACCTCCTTCGCTTCTCTGTCAAAGTAGGAAGGAAGCCCGCGAGTAAGGATTTCGTCGGTCAAGATGCGGTCATGGGCGATCAGCGCGACGGCCTTCGCGGCCAGATTCTTGCGCATGATGAAGGCGTACTCATTCAGCTTCCGCCAGTTCCACTCATGGCGATCCAAAACCCACAGAGCAATGCCAATGCGAGGATTCATACGATCTCCTCCTTCGCCTTCTGCTGCTCGGGCTGGAAGTCGCCGCGGAGGGGAAGCAGCCATGACTCGGGGCAAGCTGCGACAGTAACCAGGCGCTCGAATCCAAAGGCTGTAGTGGTGACCAGCCCTTCGTGCTGAATGACCCAACACAAAAGTCGGTTCGGGTTTGAAATCTTTGCGCCGAGTCCGCAGTCGATAATCTCTTCAGAGGTTGACTGAAGTAGCGTCACAACCTTCCCAAGGTTCTCCTCATGGTTAGCCTTGATGATCATGGCGGGATCGCCCGCCTTGAACTTGCTCATGCGGCCTCCCAATAATCCCGCGTGGTGAACTTCACTCCGCGCTCAGCAGCGAAGGACTCCATCACAAGGAACATTTCGTTGAACCACTTCTTGGATTGCTTGCGGGTGGAGACGCCCAGGACCACGAAGCCGCCGTTGATGCCGGGAACAGCGTCTTGCTGTTGCACCGCCGCACTGAAGATGTGCTTCCAGCTTTCGTCGTCCAGCTTCCGGCCATACCACTCGACCTGCTGACTGATGTCGCGCAACATGGCCCACATACGCCTGTTTTGAGCATCGCTGCGGGCCTCGTCGTGCAGGCTCCAGGTCTTGCCCTCGGTTAGGTCAACGCGCTGAAGGATCGCTATAGCGCGCTGGCGGTCAGTCTCGTTGCGCAGGTGGAAGCGTGGATTAGCCATGGATGCGATCTCCTTCCTTAACCCACCTACGAACTCTCCACTCGCATCCGGAGATCAAGCAGACGCCGTTGGCGAGGCCAAGATGGGTCTTTTCCCGATCGCATCCGCAGGAGCATTTGGGCTGGCGTCCTGGGCGCTTCTTCCGCGGTTCCATGTAGCGGATGTGATCGACTCCACCCACCGCGCCCCAGCCTTCCATACCGCCACGCATGGCGGCAGATCGAGCCGCTTGAGACATGCTGTTCAGATCACCCACAGCACACCCCCATCCGCTCAATCATCACGTCATTGCGCGCAGTGCAGACCGCCTCAGTCACCGGATCGCAGTCGTACACACCGATCAGTTCGCCGTTTACGATCTCGCCGTCGCGGCATTGCTGCTCGGCGTCGCGCCAGGTAATGGCTTCGACCTGGCGACCGTAGGTGCGCAGGCCTTCCATGCGGATCAGTTCGAACTTAGGCATCAGTCGATTCCCCGCAACGAGCTTCAACTTCTATCCCGCCAATACCCCAGCCAAGTGACCAGCAATTCGAACAGGGGCCCTCAGGATGGAAATTGCAGCCACAGGACTCAGCTTCTTCACGGGTCCAGCCCAGACTTTTCTCCAAGTCCAAAATCTTATTTTCGATATCCATTACTCCACCCTCCCTTCCGGCCAAATGCTTTGCACGACCTGCAGCGGGTCGCAGTCTTCCATTAGGATCATCGTGAAGCGCTTGGCGCCTACGATTACGGTCCAAGAGCGCTTCATTTCGCAGCCCTCTTCGCCTGGTACTGCGCCTGCCGGATCTTGCTGCACTTCACGTGGCTTCCATGAGCCCTGGACTTTCCGCAGATGTCGCACGCGCTCGGGAGTTGCAGGCCTTCAGTGGTGATCTTTCCGTTGTTTGCCTGGGTCATTGGTGACTCCCTGCCAGAGTTGCGCGCAGTTCGTTGAGCGCGGCTTTGCCGATCTCTGGCGTTCTGATCGATACGGATTCGGGTAGAGCTTTCGGGATCTGGCGCAATGGCTGACCGGAGACAATCATCCGAACAGTCGCTTCGTAGTTGCGCTCGAACAGCTTCCTGCTGCGCTCCTCGGAGAGGTTCGTCAGTTCGTAGAAACCGGTCATCGTTGCCGCGTGATACACCGCTTGATGACTCCAGCCTCCAGTGAAAGCTGGGTGTGCCTTCCGGGCAGCCTCCAGATAGGCCTTCTCTATGCTGGGCAGCCCCAGATGTTCAGGACTCGGGTTGCACCACTTGATGAACTTGCCGACGCTGGGCGCGAAGTCGCCGCCAGAGGACCGGCATTGCTGAATGCCATAGCGGATCTGCTCCAGACTGTTCAGACCTGCGTCCATGAACGCCTTGATCCAAGTGCGCTTTGCCTTAGCAATCGCTTCCGTGGTTGGCCACGCCTGCCGCCATGCCGGGAAGATCGATTGAAGTTCGGAGAACAACTGGTTAACGACGCTTACGGTTGCATCGTCAAGCTCACGCGGAGCCTGCACCTGACTCGGCGCGGTCGACATTGCTTGCGGGATCAAGCTGCCGGCGCGTTTCATCAGAACAGATCCTGTTCCAGGCCTACGGCCCAGGAGGTGTCATTGGCGTCGTATGCGGGGACCGATTGAGGCCCTGAAAAACTCCGAGTTGAGTTCTTCAGCCAGTCGACTTCGACGGTCTGCCACCCCTTTGACACCATGGTTTCGACCGCGTATTCAGCGGTGAAGCCAGCGGCCTTGCACTTTGCCAGAGAGTTGTTAAGGCGCGTCCAGGCCGTAGGGGTTAGCGCGGCACGCTTTGCCTTGCGAGTCGTTATCCAGTCCGCGAGGAGTTGCTCAGGGATGCTATGCGGGTTGTCGGACAGGAGATCGGCCAGACCAAACGCTTTAGCCTTCGCAGGTTTTTCTTCGACAGGCTTCGCGGGCGTAACAACTCCGTTAGGAGTTGTATTGTCTTTACTGTCTTTATAGTGTGCCGAAATTGGCACTACTTTTGTGCCGTTTTCGGCACTCTGTGCCAAATCCTTTGTGCCGTTTTCGGCACACACCTTTTCATCGATCTTCCACTCAGAAACGGGAGAGAAACCGATTGGACCTTTAGATCCTCCAACCCGGTAAATCACACGTTGACGCAGAAGCTCACAGAGCATCCTAGAAACATGCTCACGACGGATTCCGGACATGTCAGCGATCACCGAAGCAGTGATACGAGACTCGTCTTGATTGAACCCAGCAGTTAGGCGATGCACAGCCAAAGCTACTCGAAGTTCACGCCCAGAAAGATCAGCCCCAATGAGGGCCTCGTACAATTCGTTGTCCATCCGGGTGAACCCCCTGGACTTGTCAAGCTGAACAATATTTGTCATCATCGTTTCCGTTCTGTAGTTGAATCAGCCGGGCCGTAATCCCGGCTTTTTCTTTTCTAAGGGCCTATTCCGGCCAGTCATCTCAGCTTGAACTGCCTTATCTCTCCAGAGACTGGCATCAGCTTTGGTCTTGTCTTTCTGACGATCAGGGATTGAATTCCCTGCTTAGCCAGTTCTTGCGGTGTTACCCCTCTCTCTGCCGCCAGATCCTTCAAGAATCTGAGGTCTTCCTCGCTCAGCAGAGATTCGAGAGCCAGCCCATCATCAGTGCCCATAGGCCCTCCTTCGGGCCTTCAGGCCGCATCAGTGTTCGCGGTAAGCTGTGCCCTCATTTCGTCGATCCACTCCTTCATCACCGCACGGACAATCACGCCTTTCTGCGTGCGATGAATCCGAGCGAGGTCACGAAGAAATGCCTCGTAGTCATCGTCGAGGCGGAGCTTTGTCTCGTTGGTATTGCGGTGACGCGGGTCGTCGTACATCTGGTGGATTTCCTTATGCGGCCTTTGGTTTTTTCGGCACCTTCAGGGCGCCACGGGTCAGTTTCTCGATCTCGTACTGGCGGAGCAGAGGGATTTCTTCGCCCCACTGTTGAACCGCTGCGTAAGAGATCCCCAGCGCGGCGGCGAGCTTGGATTTGCCGCCGAAGTGGTTGATCGCTTCGGTCTTGGTCATGTGTTTTCTCCTGAAGACACGCCGTTATGAAAGCATACTTACACTATTTTGTGCAAGGCAAAGAAACCATGCTTCTACGGTCTGCTTATAGAGTTCCGGCATGAACATAACCGACCGTATAGAGCTGCTCCTTACGAGCAGAGGTGTGCCCAAGCGACAGATCAAGACGACCTTGAAGGACGTCTGTGGGATCTCATACCCAGCAGTCAGCCAGTGGTTCAGCGGCAAGACGAAGAGCATCCGAAACGAGCACCTCATGGCCATTGCCAAGGCCTACGGGTCTTCTGTCGACTGGCTGATATCTGGGAAAGGAGAAATGCTGGACCCTGGAGCGGAGCGCGGGATAGAAAAAACCACACAGAATAAAAGTGAAATATCCGAGATCAACGTCTACCCTCAGACATTTACGGCTATCCCTGTAATCAGTTGGGTTTCTGCCGGAAATTGGAGTGAGGCCATAGACTTGTACGCAATCGGCGACGCAGAGGAATGGATGCCCTGCCCAGACAGGATCGGTCCGCGGGGCTTTGCTTTGCGGGTAGATGGTGATTCCATGACGAGCCCTTACCCAGGCTCGGAGAGCTACCCCAAAGGGACAGTGATTTTCGTAGATCCCGACGTCGAGGCGCAGAGTGGTGATCCCGTGATCGCCAAGCTAAACCCCGACAACGAGGCGACTTTCAAGATGTTCGTGAGGGAGTCGGGCCGGATGTATCTGAAGCCGCTCAACCCTCAGTACCCGCTGACCGAGATATCTGAGGATGTTCAGATCATCGGGGTGATAATTGGTTCGTACATAACCAGAAGGTAAGCCGCCCGTCAGAAAGCAGCCCGCTATAAGCGGGCTTTCTTTTGCCCTTAAAAAAATCTGTAAGAGGACTTGCACTCATGTGTAAGCATGCTTATAGTTCACTCAACGCCGCAGAACACCGCGGCAACAAGCCGGAGACTCACCGGCTAGCACGGAGGACGCGAAACCCTCCCCGGCCCCGCAAGGCGAAAGCATCAAGCGGGATCGACCGGCCCCGAAAGGGGAAAATGATTTCTCAGATGCCCTTCGCAAGAGGGGCATCGAAGAAGTCAACGAACACCAGCCTTATGGCTGTATCGGAGAGTGGTCTGAATGCGCAGACAGTCGAGAGCGGGATGACGGGGAAACCCTACTGCCAGCGGCCGATGCCGTGGGTGTCTGTGATAAGTCATCGGCTGCCGGAGATCAGCACCGGCCAGACCACTCCCCCATACAGCCAATTACCAGCCTCCGGGCAAGAGAAGGAGTTTGAGCGCTACACACATAACGCAGAAACGGCTGTTCGACGTGCACTTCGTCAGCACCGTGACGCAAATGTCTCCATCGGTGAGTACGGCGAAGTGCACCGCCACGATGGCAGAACAACGCAGATTCAATGACCAAGGCAACCGCCTAACCGCGCCCTGGCGCATACACACACTGGAGGCGAGATGAAAGCTTTCACCGATTACCCGTTCACATTCTTGGGCGATGTAGCCTATCAGGAAGCTCCTATCCGTTCTGTTGAAGTGCATGGATGGGATGGAGACAAATACGCGCGGATCACTGTTGAAGGCGAGAGCGCATCTGTAAAGGCAGGATACCTGTACCAGCAGCCGGGCCGCTGCGGTGAAGTTGCTGTGATTGATAAATCCACTCTAAAAGTTCTGAACGACTGACTTCCGGCAAGGACGCCACCCTTCAATGGGGATGAGTAAGCGGGCCTGCCAAGGCGGGCGTACGAATAGCGGCGAGCTGTTGTCCTCTCCACCAATGGTGACGCCACTGTTGACGTTTTTCACCGCTTGCCTGGCTGGCATCCAGGCCATCCCCACCCTACCCCTCATTAGCCCGGCAAGTCCGGGCATTTTTTCGCCTGTATGCGCATGCCATGGCGCTCGCTGATTTCCACCTAATCCGGATGTGTAGGCGAGTCTCCATCCAAGACCATGGCAGCCGCATGCACGCGACCAAGAGGTCAGAGAGATGAATACCGTAAGAGTGAGCATTGTCGAACTTGAAGGAGCCGCGCTTGATTGGGCTGTAGCGCGCGCAACGAAGGCATGGGAATGGGCACATCGGCTGTTCCCGACTATGACCCTTGACTCAACATTCAAGGATGCAATCGCTTGCAGCTATCCGCGTGGAGAGTTTGGAAGCTCCCTGCCAACCTGCGTGCTAGTGCCAAATAACTCCATGCGTCAGGACCCTAGGCCGTTTTGCCCTTCTACTGAATGGGAGCATGGCGGACCGCTCATAGCTGAGTTGGGAATCCATTTGGTTCCAGCCGGACTATGCGGATGGGATGCCGCTCTAGAGATAAACAAGCACCAGGCAAAGTGGAATCGCCAATGGGAGTGGATTGGCGGCGATAACGAGACTCCTCTGATTGCTGCATGCCGGGCTCTGGTCCTTAACAAGATTGGCGATGAGATCGAGATACCAAAGGAGTTGATGCCATGAACGCCATCCGCCGCATGCACGCGAACGCGAGGTGAGACATGAACACCGCATTGAAATACGCCCAGGAACGCTGGGACAACGCGCTACCGCCCGACGATGAAGGCGACCGCGAGTATGTCACTGAGCAAGTCGGCAAGCTTCTGAACTGCGAGGACGGTGATTGCGTGCCGTTCCATGACAAGCGGCAGCGGGCCTTTTCCGGGCCTGACTTCACCGTCTACGGATTCGCCGGATTCGTGGCTGAGTGGCTAGCGGAAGTCGACAGCAAAGAGTGCCCGATGACTCAGCTACTGCTTGCAGTGCGCCGTGGCGACCTGGAACTAGCACAACGCATCTGGTTCCGCACATTCGAATCCACGCTTATCGAGAACGCCGAGAAGCTGGTTAGGGAGAGACGAGTATGAGCATTGACTGGAACACGGCACCGGAGGGTGCGACTCATTGGGAGCCAACAGGACCTGATTTCTATGAAGGCTGGATGAAGAAAGAAGGGAATGACTGGTTCTTTTGGGGGGAAAGAAGTGAAGAATGGAGATACTGGGGTGATGTATCCGCAGAGCGTGAGGCGACATTCGAGGCTAGACCGCAAGAGGCATGGGGCGGCCAGGGCCTGCCGCCGGTTGGGACGGTGTGTGAGTTCGCGGGAGGCACGTCTTCTCCCGAAGACCCGTTCGACAATGACCTTAGAGAGGGCGACCGGGTAACGATCATCGCCCACTTTAAGGATGGCGGTCTGGATCTTGCCGCCTTCACGTTTAATCCCCAGGTGCGGAATCCTGACAGAGGCGCCGCGTGCGTCGAGCAGGGAGCATACGGCTGCTTCCGCCCGCTCCGCACCCCCGAGCAGATCGCCGCCGAGGAGCGGGAGAAGGCGATTGAAGAAATGTGCTTCGCAGAAGAGACGCTAACCGTCAAGCAAGCCAAAGCACTCTACGACGCCGGGTTGAGGCTAACCAATAAAAAATGAACGCTGATAGGCTTAAATGTTTGATCGAATACAACAGCGATTCTGGAGAGTTTACTCATAGAATAGCTAAAGGTTCTTGCAAAGCTGGCTCGAAAGCTGGTTGTTTGAATGCGATCGGCTACATCCGTATATGTGTTGATGGAAAGGACTACTCTGGCCACAGACTGGCATGGTTATATCACTATGGAGATTGGCCGCCTGGTCAGGTAGATCATATAAATGGAGTTAGATCAGACAACCGAATCTCAAACCTTAGGCTGGCTGATAACTCAAAGAACAACATGAACAAATCAATCCAGTCGAACAATACATCTGGATACAAAGGAGTTAGCCTGCACAAACAGTCTGGCCTCTGGTTTGCCTATGCACAGGCAGAGGGGAAGCGGTACAGCGCCGGATATCACAAAACTCCAGAGGACGCATATCAAGCTTCTTGTGTTCTTCGAGAGTTACTCCATAAGCAGTTTGCTCGACATGACTATCGCCGCCAGGAGGAATGGGAATGAGCGTGAAATCGATCAGTGATGAGGAGTTGGCGGAAGTAGAGAGGCTATACATAGGCGACCGATCTCGGCTTGATTTAACGGTAATCATGCGTGGACCACTAGCTGACATTATCGCCCGCCTGCGGGCTGCTGAGGTCGATGCTAAGCGCTGGCGTCATGCGCGGGACATCCTAACTATCGAGGCGATTGAGTCGGCTCACTGTGCCTTCATCAGTTTCGGTTTGCCACCTGATGAAAGCGAAAGCATCCGCGCAGATCAGGCCATCGATTCCGCCATGGAGAGCACGCCATGACCATCACCATCGACCTGACCAAGGCCGCCCTAGTAACCATCTTCGGCGGCTTTTTTGTGGGCAGCATCCTGGCCTTCGCAGTGGCGTTTGTTGAGGTGGCGGGGCTATGAACACCAGACGCACAGCAATCTGGCTAGGCAGCCTCTTCGGCGGCCTGCTGTACCTGTTCATTCTCGCAGCCGGCCCGATATGGGGCGGAATCATCACCGCAGAAGCTACGCACCTGTCCGCAGCAGGCCGGTAATCCGGAAGCGCCTTTCACCTTCTACCTGGAGAACGATATGAGCGCAGCAACCATTGCCGCGTCAGCGGCTGTCATTGCAGCAAATTCCTCGCATGGGCACAGCTCACCAGGTCCGGCACTTTGGATGCTGATCATGGTGATCGCCATGATCCCTTGGGTCATCTACCTGTTCAGCGATCACGCAATGAACAGCGAAACAGGCCCGCGAAATTCGATGATAGCCCTTCTGGTGTTCGGCGTAGTCAGCGCCGGAATCATCATGGCGACGATTGGCTAACCCCTCCCTTCACTGGCTGCGCATGCGCGGCCACTCCTGATACCGAGGTACAACCGATGAGCAACGCAGTTGCACAGCGGCAGGAAAGTGCTGCCGTAATTCAGACCGGCGAGTCGGCCACCATCCTCCAAGTTATCCAGCGCGCCGCCGCAGACCCTCAGTGCGACATCGAGAAGATGGAGCGCCTGATGCAGATGCACGAGCGATTCCAGGCCAGACAGGCAGAGCAGCAGTACACCGAGGCGCTAGCTGCAATGCAGCAAGAACTGCCCGCAATTGCGGAGCGTGGAGACGCGAATGGCCGCTACAGCTACGCGCTCTGGGAGGACATCAACGAGCGCCTAAAGCCGATCCTGGCCAAGCACGGATTTGCCCTGACATTCCGCACCCCGCGCAATGAGAAAGGCGTCGAAGTTGAAGGCGTCCTCAGTCACCGCGGCGGTCACAGCGAGCGCACCTCGATGCTGCTTCCGGCAGACACCAGCGGCAACAAGAACGCCGTCCAGGCCGTGGCCAGTTCGGTCAGCTACGGCAAGCGCTACACAGCAGGCGCCCTGCTCAACTACACAACCCACGGCGAAGACGATGACGCGTTCAGCGCCGTATCGCAGCAGCCCGCTCTGGATCAGCAGGTCGTTATCGACATTCTGGAGCGCATTGACGAGGCCAAGGATAAGGACGAACTCGCCGCGATCTGGAAGGCGGCTGTCGGGATGCTTCGCGCGGCCGGCGACACGACTGGCTATGAGCGCGTTAAAGCGGCTGCGGCCGAACGTGGCAAGGCTCTTGAGGGGACAGAGAAATGATTATTATCACCTGCGACCAAGGAAGCCCCGAATGGCACCAGGCCAGGGCCGGGTGCATCACCGCCAGTATGTTCGGCGATGCCCGCGCAAGGCTTAAATCTGGCGCCAACAAAGGCCAGCCGACTTCCGCCGCTCTGGATTACGCCTTCAAGCTGGCCGTTGAGCGTATCAGCGGGCAGCCGCTAGATGGAGGATTCGAGACCTGGCAGATGAAGCGTGGTCACGAACTGGAACCAGAGGCCCGCATGGAGCACGAGATTCAGACAGGCCTGATCATCCAGCGCGCCGGCTTCGTGACAACCGACGACGGCATGTTCGGAGCCAGCGCTGACGGACTGATCGGCGAGGATGGCGGCAGCGAGTACAAGTGCTTTCTCGCTCCCGAGAAGCTACGCGCCTTCCACATCGACAACGACGCCAGCGGGATTATGGATCAGGTTCAAGGATGCATGTGGATCACTGGCCGCAAGTTCTGGCACGTCGGCATGTACTGCCCTGCACTGGAGCCTGTAGGCCGTCAACTCTGGTGGCGAGAGTTCAAGCGCGACGACGACTACATCGAGGAACTTGAGTCCGACTTGTGGTCGTTCAAGCTTTTGGTTGATGAGTACGAAGCAAAGCTACGGGAGAAGGCAGCATGAGAGGTGTTAACAAAGTAATTCTGGTTGGTAACGTCGGCGGTGACCCGGAAACCCGCTACATGCCCAACGGCAATGCGGTGACCAACATCACCCTCGCCACCAGCGAGACCTGGAAGGACAAGCAGACCGGCCAGCAACAGGAGCGCACCGAGTTCCACCGCGTGGTGTTCTTCGGTCGCCTGGCGGAGATCGCCGGCGAGTACCTGCGCAAGGGTTCCCAGGTCTACGTCGAAGGCAGCCTGCGCACCCGCAAGTGGCAGGCTCAGGACGGCCAGGACCGATACACCACCGAGGTAATCGTCGACATGCACGGACAGATGCAGATGCTTGGCGGAAAGTCTGTAAATGACCAGGCGGCTCAGAGCAGGCAATCTCCTCAGCAGCAGAGCGCACCGCAGCAGCGTAGCGCTCATGACGAATTCGACGACGATATCCCTTTCTAAATCAACAAGTTACGCGAAATTAAAGGCCCTCAACAGGGCCTTTTCTTTTGCCCGGAGAAAGCCATGGAAACCGACATTCCCGAGATTCTAAGCGACCTGAGAATCGGCGCTGATGCGTGGTGCGGCGTGCAAGAGCCGGTTGCACATGCGCTGACTCACGATGACATTCAAGACGCCGTTGCTGAGTACCTGGCAGCGGGAGGGGTCATCACGAATATCCCTGCGGGCGTCTCTTCAAATCAGCCGGTCACGTTCAATAGCCGCATTACCGGAGCATCTACCGGGATGGAGCGAGAGCAGCAGAAGCGTGTTCAGGCCAAGCGCACGGCAAAGGACATCGAATACTGCCAGATGCTCGAAGACCTAGTGATCCTCGATTGCGGTCGATGGGAGATCGGCCCTGCCATGGGGATAAGCGATCACACCGTGCAGCGTCTCCTTCGCACCTATTTCTCCACCCGCACCGAGTTCGACAAGTGGAGGGCATCCGGACATGGGAAATCGACGCTCATAAACGGCGCGAAACCATGCTCGAAGTGCAAGACGCTCAAACCTCTATCTGAGTACTACTCGAACCCGAGCAAGAAGGACGGCCATTGCAGCGAATGCAAGGCCTGTGAAAACGCGCGGAGGCGAGCAGCAAATGCAAAGCAAGCGGCTTGAGTTCCCCGAATCGACAGACGAATACCGCGAGGGCGTCGACGCACGCGACCGCGGCGAACGTCTCCAGGCCTGCCCCTACGGACTGCACATGCTCTATGAGCGGTCACTTTGGCTCGCAGGACATCACGACAGAGACATCGGCATAGCCCCGAGGGTAGCAGCATGAGCCTGCACGAACACGGCTGTTTCGCCGACAGCTACCAGGTCCGACATATCAACGCGCAGTGCGTAGTCGGGAAAGTATTCCGACACAAGCCGACTAATCGCAGATACATCGCTGTTCTCGAAGCCGGCGGATCAGTTGAGCTTCAAGAAGCCAGCGGGCACAGCACGTACACATCAATCGATGCGCTCGGCAATGCCGAGGTGTGGGAGGCAGTGAAATGAGCATGGAAATGAACAAGGAATCGGTAGAGCAGTCAGGCGGGGATGAGCGCGCGGCGTTCGAGGCGTGGGCTACGCATTTACCGATGGATCGGCAGCCGCTACGACCAGACCTCTATATGCCGCAAACTCAATGGGCGTGGGAAGCGTGGCAGTTCCGCGCCGCCCTGGCGCAACCCTCCCAGTCTCAGTATGAAGCCAGCTTCGAAGAGTGGCTGGCCAACGAACTCGAGGGCGAGGACGGCCAGCCTGTTCCGGCTGCGGTATGCGACATTGCCCTCGCCCGCCGAGCATTCAACCATTGGCCCAAGCTGGAACATCCAGCCAAGGTCGGTGGCGTCCGCTTCAGCGCTGGCGTGTCGTCACGGCTGGTAGTCGAAGCCGCCCAGCGGCTGTACGAGTTCGAGTCCACTCCGGAGAAAGAGGCGGAGCGCATCGAGCGGCTCCAGGCGTTTCGCGAGCAACTCGACCCACTCAACCTCGCCCCGCATGCGGAAGCGTTCAACGAAGCGCCTGCCGATGCGCTCAGACCTGAGCAGGCAGAGGCGGAGCGGCCGGAGGTAGCAGAAGTCGCGTTCGTCCTGCGCAACATCGGCGCTATGGACGCTGAAGACATCGACGGAGACAACGTTGATCTGCGCTTCGAGGATGCCGAAGGCCGCGATACAGGGTGCGACGTTTCCATCGTCGAGTACGCCGAGAAAGCCGCTGACCTATTCGAACAGCACGCCCGCATCGTCGGGGCGCTGCGGGCGGATCGCGATTCGTGGGCAGAGCAGGCAGAGCAGCGACTCGCGGACTGGGATGAAATGCGTAAAGAGCGCGACGCCGCCCTGGCCAGGGTCGCGGAGCTTGAAGCCCACTGCGTCCGTCTCGGCCAAGGCGGAGCAGAACGCTACTGGGAAAACCGTTGGCGAGACGCCGATGCGCGATTGCAGGAACTGGAGAAGCAGGAGCCGGTGGCATGGGGCGCCTTCCATTTCGGCGGGAAGCGCGACGGCAAGCTGTATACGCACTGCGAAACTGAGGCTCAGATAGAGGCGTACATCCTCGACATGCACCGAAGCAGCGACTCATTGACGCTCAGCAAAGGTCCCCTCTACGCCGCACCGGTCGACCAGGCTCAGCACAGCGTGCCGGAGGGGTGGAAGCTGGTGCCGATTGAGCCGACCTTGGAAATGTTGGACGCACGCCGCGACTGCGAGGATGGAATTGACGGCTATCTCGTTGAGGATACCGAGTATTACTTCCCGGATCGAGGTGCAGTTCGCGACTTCCTGGCGTGTGTCTATCGCGGCATGCTCGCCGCTGCGCCCGGCAAGGAGGTAGGTCATGAGTGAGGTCATGGACCAGGCAGTCATTGGTATGCCGTATGAAATGGCGTTGGGGTGCGAAGTGTCGCGCAGGCAGTACTACTCCCGTGCGAACGCTGTCCTGGCGGAACGCGACGCCCTCGCCGCCAAACTGGCGATGCTAGAGGACGCAGCAGCAAAGGGAGATGCTGCTCGCCAGCAATGCGGCGGAATGGAGATGGAGATCGAGGAACTTCGCGCTGAACTAGCGGAACTGCGCTCAAGGGCGGTGGTTGTGCCTGATGCCGCCAACGACCGGAGAAAGAGCGCGCACTATTGCAGAGGCTGGAACGCCTGCCTCGACGAACTGGCGCGCCTCAACGGCCTGACGGTCAGCGAGGGGCTGTTGCGGCGGATCAGCAATCTGTTCCCGGCTGACATGGAAGATGACGGATCAGGCCGTGCCGGCTGGTTTCCGCATGTGCGCGAGACGGTTGCTGAACTCCGCGCCCTGCTGAGCGAGCAGGCATAGCCACCCATCGCCAACCACTGTACGCATATACAGCAATTCGGATAATGGGCTACCCACTACCCGGATTGAATATGCGCACGAAAACCTTCCGCCCGCCGCGCCGGCATGAGATCGCCGGCCTCCGCTACTACCGCACCGCGTCAGCTTACAACTGGCTCGGCGTAGCGATGGCCCATCCGACTCGCGCAATCCAGTTGCTGCTCGAGCAGTGTGAGCCAGACGTGCTCTCGCCGATGTTCGAGATTGAGATCGACGCGATCCTGCGCCAGGCAGACGAGTATGCGCGGTCTCGCGAAGTGCTGGACCGCGAGGTGCTGCGCGAAATGCTCATGCACCTGATCGCCAAAGCGGCGGGAGAGTAACCCCACGAAACCAACGCATCCGACCCCGGAGGACCAACCGTGGACAACGACAACGAAACCATATTGGCAGTGATAGTCATCGTTCTCTTCGTCCTGGGAATCTTCCGGGTCGTCGGGGATATGCAGGAACTCTACAGGCAGACCGAGTTGAAAGGACAGGAGTTGAGCAGATGGAGCAAGCAATGAACAGGCGGGAGGTGACATTCCTCTCCGCCGTGGATGCCAGCAAGGTCGAGATACCGAGCAACGTGATCAGCATCGGCAGCAAGGGCGACTGGTATGCCTTTGCCTGCGATCACAAACGCGTTCTCCGGCTGGAGTTTGATGACGTCGACGGGTACTTGGGAAGCGATGGCTTTCGGGTATTCAGCCACATTGACGCCAAGCAGATCCACGACTTCGTGAACGAGTGCGGCGATGAGCCGATCATCGTCCACTGCCAGGCAGGCATGAGCCGATCCGCCGCGGTCGCTAAGTTCCTGGCCGACAAGCGCGGCTACACCCTGAACCTGTCGAAGCCTTGCCTAGGCACCACGCAATTCTACAACCGACATGTCTACGGAACGTTGAATCTCAACGATGCCGAAAGCATGAGCGCCTATTACGCCGAGATGGAGTTGGCCGACCGTCTGCGTGGCCACCCAAAGGAGTCCTGACCGTGCCTGACATTCAAGCAACCTACATCGAAGTAAGCGCCGAAGTGCGCTACTGGGAAGACACCAAGATCAATGGAGTGCAAGACGAGAATGGCACCCTTGCTCCGTTCCGCAGTGGAGACCTCTGGTGCCCGGTGATCCGCCTGGAAGACGGCACGGTGATGGATTGGCCGGCCGGCATGGTCGCTGACTTTCACTTCAAGGTCTGCGATGCCGGGCAGTACTGGCTACTGGATGACAGCCGAAAACGCGTAGCGCAGTGGGCTGGCTATTACGTCCCGGATGAATTCCTTTGCCCAACCGAGAACGGTTATGGGGACTACATCATCTTTAAAGTCGGCGCCGATGGTTTGATTACCGGGTGGCGCAAACCAGAGATCGAATGGGGCGGCCGCGAAGATGATCAGGAAGGATGGAAGCGCCTTAAGGAGAACGACCGTGCCTGACATGAGAGAAGAGTTTGAAGCGTGGGCCACCAAGCACCGGATGCCGATTCATCGCGACGGTGTTGTCACCGACTATGCAGCCAGATGCACAGATGAATGCTGGCAAGCCTGGAAAGCCAGCCGCGCGACCCTGAGGGTGGAGTTGCCGGAGCCTTACGCTTTTCATCAGGAGGTTCAGACGGTCTTCCGGGATCGCGTGAAAGAAGCCCTCCAGCAAGCCGGAATCGAGGTTAAGTGATGAACTTCTTCAAATCCTTTGTGCCCCTATCCGCTGCTGAGCGCGAAGAACTTCGCCAACTACGCACGAAATGCGAGTACCAGCAGCGATGGATCAACAATCACATCGACACGCGCTCGCCTCAGAAGATCGAGAGCGCCAGGGTCGAACAGCTAAAGCGGGCGCTTCAAGTTCAGCAGCGCAGGATCTCGCGCCTGATGGACGAGCAGCCTGACATTTGGAAGCGTTACTTCGCTAAAGGAGCGGATGTATGACCGACCACGCAGAGCTGCGGAGGCTTGACGACAGCGAAGTCGAGCAGCTTCTGGAGCGATACATCAAGCGCTTCCCTGGTGAGCACAAGGCGGCCATGAGCCGGTATTTCGAAGCTGTACACCAGGAACTCGCCCCTCTGGCTCGAAAGCTGGAAGCAGAGCGGGACAGGCTCAAGGCGGAGAACGAGGCGCTGCGGGGAGCGCTACAGGCCGTTGAAGCAGAAGTCGACGGAAACATCCGTCCTCTCACCCGCGACCTCGTGAACATGGTCAGCGGCTTGAAAAACGGCAGCCACCCGAATGACATCTACGAACACTGCGACGAGATCGAAAGGATCATCGGAGCAGCCCTGGAAGGAGACAAGCCATGACCGACACCAACAAGCTGAAGGAACTTGCAGCCCAGTACCTTGCAAATCCATCTGGTACTGCTGGCGAAGACTCGGAATTCCGAGCTGCCGCCAACCCTCAAGCCATCCTCGGGCTGATTGCCGAGGTGGAGCGGCTGCGCACGGACGCCGCTCGCTACCGGTGGCTGCGTGAACGTGACCTGGAAACGATCAGCCGCGGCGGGGTATTCGCAGGGATGACCCCGGAAAACATAGTCCTGAATCTGGAGGACTTGGACGCTGAAATCGACGCAGCCATAGAAGGAGCCAAGCAATGAGCGTACCCGCAGAACTCATCAAGTAACCCAGCCTGGCGCCACTAGCTCTCCATGAGCTAACCCGACTGGGCGCTCAAATCCTACCATCATGCCCTCCCCGGCAATAGCTGGGGCGGAGAGGTATTGCCAATGGAAACCGCCAAGAAGATCGAGCACCCGGTCGACCGCGTAATGGAGCCCGTCATGGCTAGCCTGATCGGCTGCTCCCCGAAGTCTCTTGAACACCAGCGCTACCAGGGCCTGATCCCGCGCTGGGTCTGGGCAAAAGAGAACGGCCGAATCTACTACTACATTTCGAGGTACAACGAATGGGCAGAAAGCCGCGCACCCTGCCGACCGGTATTGAAGTCGTCCAAGGGAAGTACGTCCGCATCCGGTTCACCTGGAACACCCGACGCTGCGAGACGCTTGCATATCCCCCGACAGCGAAAGGGATCGCCGAGGCCGATCGTCTCAGAACTCAGGTAGTCCAACTGATCAAGCTGGGGGTGATGACCGAAGAGAAGTACGCGGAGTTCTTCCCGGACTCTTCTTACGTCAAAAGTGCGTCGATTCCCACCTTCGGCGAGTACGCCCAAATCTGGCTCGACAGCAGGGAAATCGTCGAGACAACACGCAGCAACTACAAGGGCACGCTCAACCGCTACTGGATGCCACATCTCGCCGAGGCGAGGATTGATCTTGTGTCGGCCGCCGATGTTCGCCGCATTGTCGCCAATACCGAATGGAGTTCCGCTGGTGTGCGCCGTAACGCTGTCGACAAGCTTTCGAGCATCTTCAAATCGGCGCTGGCGGACGGCTTGATCAATCGCAATCCGTGCGCATCGATTGCTCGGCCGCGTCTCGCGAAAAAGCAGGTAGATCCATACGAGCGCGACGACGCCGAACGGATCATCGGGTACCTCTACGAAACCTGTCGTGGGCTGACCGAAATCTACGCTGCATGGTTCGAGTTTGCTTTCTTCACGGGGATGCGGCCGGCAGAACAGGCGGCGCTGAGATGGGCAGATGTTGATATGGGCAAGCAAACTGCCCATGTGTGGCGGGGTCGGGTGAAGGGCAAGGTCTTTGAGCGCGTGAAGACCAAGGAGGAGCGGACGGTGCTGTTGAACAGCAGGGCAATGCATGCGCTCAGGGTTGCCGAGCGACTGACGAAGCTGCGTAGCGAGTATGTGTTTGCGCCAGCAGACGGAGATTCCTACATCAAGTCCGACAGCACAACGAGAGACTATCTGCTCAAGGCCCTGGTGAAGCTCAAGATCAGGCGCCGCCGGCAGTACGACACTCGGCACACCTACGCGACCATGTGCCTAATGGCGGGTATGAATCCGGCGTTCATTGCGAACCAGCTCGGTCATAGCGTACAAATGCTACTGTCCACCTATGCGAAGTGGATGAACTCTGATGCCGACAGGGCCGAACTCGACAAGCTTGATCGGCTCGCGATTGGTACAAAAGTGGTACACAAGGCATAG